AGTATTGCAAATACTGACGCGAAGGTAAACTTGAACCCTCCAGCCTTGATCTCACGATCCGCAAGGCCATCAATATTGTCCGCAACCTTGGTTAAGTCTGTCAATTTTCAAACTCCAGTTCGCCGTCACTATTCTCACCTGTTTCCTGCAATCTTTTTAATTGTTCCAGTTCGGCTCGAAGCATTTCAATTTCAAGCCGCCTGTGTTTTATTTCAAGTTGGAAAAGAGTATCACAGTTCACCCTGCTCTTAGGTTTATCCAACGGAATAACGACACGCGCATACAGCCCAACGTCTTTCCCCTGCCCTACTCCATTGCCGATATCTGTTATAACCCCAGTGACGCCCCACTCAAGGGTTGTGCCACCGCCGACAGCGTTACTGCAATCCAAATCTCCTGCCCGAAACCTGTCAGATTGATAGTTCATTGGGGCGCTGGGCAACTGCAATGCAAGAGAATTACTCTCTGACCTCGCCTCAAGTACGCCAAAAAAGATACAAAATGACACAATCCAGAAGGTTGCATACCACTTCACGGCTTTGCTCCATCAACCCTCGAACATATCCTAGACGAGATTACAGTTTTAACGCCAGACTCTTTTAGCATTTTAGAAGTTGTGCATAAATACACAGCACGAGCTACGTCAGCCTTTCTTATGTAGACCGAAAAATCCTGCCGCTTTTCATGTTTTACTTTCATAATCCTGTATTTTGAAGCAAAAGGTACGTTGACCCAATCAATATCAAAGACGGCTATTTGATAATACTGAACATCATCTCTGTAGTTGAACAAAGACATGTCCGCCTTCATCACATCTTTAACATATGAAGGTTTGAGATCAGGATAGGCAGGCGTCATTTCATGTGCCGCCAAAGCGGAAGACAGACCAAACAGCGTTAAGATTATTTTAATTAGCAATGCACTCTGCCTGAACTATGGCGGTATAACTTCCACCGGGAAACGCTTTGCTCACACCGTAAGTAGCGGTAGACGCGGTCTTAAACCAAGTGCTTCCAGCAATCGTCAAATTAAAATTAGTCGTAGAGCCATACACAACTTTTGCGGCGTCATATGCTGCCATACCAGCCACTGAAGTTTGAGCCACTGAGCTTGCCCCGGTCCAAGAAACTGTATCACTCAGACTTGGTGAGGATGAAAACGCTGATGGATGAGTAATTTTAGCAGTGTAATAATTTGCTACAGCTACATCGTAGCGAACAATCGGGACTACTCCACCGTCAGCAGGTAGAGTGCTGAGTTTTGTAGCTGTCGGGTTTCCGTAAACGCCGCTAGTGTCTGTCTGGATTATGCACTTGGCCGCCACGTTTCCAACGATATTAACATCCGCAAGCGCAGGCAGAGCGCAAACAGAGAAAACTAAAACAGAATACTTCATATCAAACCTCATTCACCATATTGCATCTGCACCATTTCTTCGTGCAGTAGCTGTTGCGCCAGATTATTTCTCAATCCCCGTGCGTTGTCTGGCAGAGTCGCATCGGCTAGGGCGTACCCTTCTGTGTATGTACCACCGTTTATACTGGAATTATAGTAGGTAGCCAAACTAGTGTTTAGATTAATTGCGTCTATTATAGCAGATTGCCCCTCAACTCGAAGCATTGTTAACGCATTAGCCGAAGCGGTAAGCCCCATCTCCAGCCTTGTTTCTTGCTCTTCCTCTTCGTCGTCAACGATACGGTTGCCGTCCTGATCGTATTTAAAATTGGTGTTGCTGTCTAAAGTTACAAGGACAACATCGTCTTCAAGCGCGTCATAAACTTCGACTTTAACTACGGCTGGCGCGGGCTTAACGTAACCAACGCAGTTAGAGTTTAATTGTGGATCGTAACATGCGTCAACTCTATAGCTGTAAACCACAACCGCATCCTGAACGCTGCCCGTACCTTCAACAGAGATGGAGCCATTACCCCAATTCGCGCTGGGAATGTTTCCCAAGGCAAATGATTTTGTAATTCTGTTTCCGGGGACGCCGCTCCAATCATCTGTCTCTCTAAAAATGTACCCCCCGCCTTGGGCCTTTAGATTGCTGACGTGGACTTTCATGGCGTCTTCAGTATTTTTTACTGTGCGGTATCGGTAGATTAATCCGTTAATGTCTAATCCCGGTATATCAGGTAAGATAGCACCCATTGACCAGTTTAGCGCCCCGTGGGCCGCGTTTCCCGTGGCGCTGTACGTGAACGGCTCAGAGGAGGAGGAGGAGGCCAAGAGCGCCAAGGACAGCACCCACACCGAACTTTGTGTCTTTATCCACATTTTTTATCATACCTTTTATAGCGCCCTCACCATCATCCGCATATGTTTCGGGTTCGATAAGCTCTTGTTCCTCCCAAGCCATCGTCGCAGCATCGCCTATCAATCCGTTGATTGGGCAGGGAGTTCCAGCATTTTTCATCGCAAGTTTTACGTTTGAATCTTGGCACATTACAGACACAGCCGCCACTTTCATGCCCATATCGTACATGGTTTTAGCATTCTTTAACCGCAAACAGTTCTCTTCCGTGTAGACCTTGCCTACGGATATTCCAAGAATTTGGGTTTGGACTGCACCAGATACGCCAATCGTGCAAAGGTCGCCCGTCCCAGTGCTGATCTGTGGAGAGATTGCAGAGGGCGGGGGGCTGCGAACCGTGGTGTCCATAGTACCAGAGGAGGTGACATTGCTGTCACTATACACTGTGTCCGCAGCCTGTGCTGTGGTTAAACTTCCTACCAAGAGAAGTACTATAGCGGCAATTATTCGTGTCACTTTTAATTCCTTGAACTATGATTTAATGTTACTACGTTTAACGCTTCTTTTATTGCAGTAACATTAGCATCAATACGTGCTATCATTATATCATTCTCATGTATTTCATCAGCTAGTCTAGACGAATCTAAACGCATCTCTGATATGTCCATACGATTGTACCTAATGTCTAACACCATTGCTGACACAGCCCACACTACAGCGGCTCCTTGTAATAATAAAGCACCTGCTATTGTTACGACTGTCCAGTTAATGTTCATGGCTTAGTCGGCCATGTAATGCTGTTAGGAAACCCAGCCTGTGCAGGTACATTACGTAAGGCAAGTCTATACGCAGTTTGTGCATCTGTTATTGATCTGTCTCCTAAAGCCCACCAATCAGTAGCTGCAATTAAGGCATCTCGTTCTTTACGAACAGCAGCAGATGCACGAGCTACTGCTGTGTCAGTATGTGTTTGATCTAAGGCGTCAAAGTAAGTTTCGTCTTCAGCACTGCACTGTACCCTCACACCATCTACCATATTAAATCTGGGCATAATGCACTTCCTTTATTTTATTATTTTTAAGCATTGGCTATGCCAAACATTACAATTTCACCTGACCCTATATTGCCAGCGCTCATAATAAACCTGACAGCGTTATTATCTTCAGCAGATGCTCTAGATGACGCACAGCTGACGTCTGTTGATGCAACTCTATGAGTGGAGGCACTATGAATAGCCATACAATTGCTTAAACCTCTTGTCTGCTTGCCAGAGGTTTCAGGCTCAAATAAAGAGAAATCCCCAAACACTCCGTCTTGGCCAGATGAGCTACCTATTGCGGTGTCTATCACATTCATCCCAATACTATGTGTATTACCGCTATGTCTGTAATTTCCACTATCAGTTGCAAAATTAGTACCGCCATCAGTGCTAGTCTGGCAGAATAAAGTAGCCTCATTTGTTGCGGGAATCACAGATAGCATTGTAAATACGTAGTAATCAAACTTGCTTGAATCAAATTGAGTGAATACAATAGATGCAACGCCGCTAACAACGCCAGATGAGGCAACAAAAACCCTTGCCCCGCCGCCAACTTTAGTACCCATATAAGTAGCCAAAGTCTCAACTTTGGTCATCCTCATAGTACCGCCATCATTAGTTAAAAAACCATCACCATCAGCTACTGCTGTAGTACCTCGTGCCGTTCCACCATCAATAAGGTTTATTTCAGCGGCAGTGGCTGTAACTCCATCTAGGATGTTTAACTCAGCAGCGGTGCTGGTTACACCGTCAAGAATATTAAGTTCAGCAGCGGTAGAAGTTACACCGTCAAGAATATTAAGTTCAGCGGCTGTACTGGTCACACCATCAAGGATATTAAGCTCTGCGGCTGTAGAGGTAACAGCAACGCCACCAATCTGAACGCCGTTACTCAAGTCAGGCTTACCGTTACCCGCTAGGTCAACGATTGCGTCTGTTCGTAGTGTGGACATTATGATCCCCCCAAGGTTGGCCAAGTAATACTATTAGGAAACCCAGCTTGTGCAGGTACATTCCGTAATGCAGCCCTGTATGTGGTCATGGCAGAAGTCATAGTCACATCACTGTTGCCCGTCCAATCAGTGGCTGCAATTAGTTCATCTCGTTTTGCACGAACTTTAATTGCTAAAGCTGCGGCTATCTCTGCATCAGTAGGAGCAACATAAGCATCAAAGTCTGCACCAATAAGGGCCATGACTGCATCGTTGTTGATAGTCATATCAGTGTCAGCAGGGTCTAGTGTGTAGGGTATCCATCCGTAGTCTGGATGATTAATCTCAACGTCAATGCTTGTGTTAGCAGCGTTCATTGATACCGCATTGCGGATTTGTGTAATTGTTATACTCATTATGATATCCTTACCCATAAGCCAGCGAAACCTTGGCCGCTGGCAGCTGCAGCGCCACTTATGCACCTCCAAGTACCAGACTGACTAGCGGTATTTGCACCAACCAGCTGCGCCTCAAAATTCGCAACTCCCCCCTCACGGGCCTGCGCCCATGCATAAAACGAACTAGTTGTAGCACCAATAGCAAAAGCGGCATTAGAGAGTGGCCTGCCTAGTTGATACGTCCCAACAGCGCCAGAGGTTGTACTAGCACCCATGTATGTTTTAACAGTTTGTACTGTAGTCATTCTCATTGTACCGGCATCGTTAATTAGTATGCCATCGCCATCAGCTACAGCAGTTGTACCTCTGGCTGTACCACCGTCTATTAGGTTAAGCTCTGCTGCCGTAGAGGTTACACCATCCAAGATGTTTAGTTCTGCGGCTGTTGATGTAACTCCATCAAGTATATTTAATTCAGCAGTAGTACTAGTAACTCCATCAAGGATATTAAGCTCTGCGGCTGTGCTAGTCACACCGTCTAATATATTTAGCTCTGCTGGTGTGGATGTAATGGCTGTGTTACTTGCGGCTGCTAGTAGTGGAATTGTACCCGCAGCATCGGGTAGAGCAATAGCCCTATTCGTACCAGAGTTTGGTGCGGTAATTGTAAATACACCATTACCACTTGCATTTGGTGTAAGGGCTATTTTACTCATATTTCATACTCCGTGTTGTAGTTCTTATGTTTTAAGGCGCAGTAGGCCATGTAATGCTACTAGGAAAGCCAGCTTGTGCAGGTACATCTAAAAGGGCGGTTCTGTACGTAGCCCATGCAGTTCGTTGCTCTGACGTTAATGCAGCCCAGCGCAGTGCATTACCTGCAATAGGATCAACAACTGTTACTAGGATGTTGTCACGACTTTCCCTTACTGACAACGCTTTTTCTTCATCATTTGAAAAGTCTACAACCGAACCGGAACCGTCTGCATTAATGGAGTTGTGATTATTATCTAATGCTGTTTGCCATTGTTCATCTGTAACAACCACTTTAGGTGTCGGTATAGTAGAATGTACTTCGTCAGCGTACCAGCCAAGAAGGCGGTTGTTCTCATTTATATGTGCATATCTCATTTTTAATACTCCTTAATGCCCTATTGCTATCCAGTAAAAAGCGGCTGTAGCAGCGGTTACGTTCTTTATAGCCATAGAGGATGTACCGGGACTGCCCGTAAGACACCACCCGTTGCGGTGATCGTTAGCACCAGAAGTACCTCGGTGAAGTCCTGCAACACTATGACAAGCGTTTGGAAAAGCTATCGGAAACGTCACGGTTGTAACGCTAGTATCACCAGAGGAGAAATAACCCCACTGGATGATAATACCCCCAACAAATGTAATGTAACCATTAGAGGATGTAGACTGTGCTGTGTAAGGGTTACCACCCATGTATGTTTTAACAGTTTGCACTGTAGTCATACGCATTGTTCCAGCGTCATTAATAAGTATACCGTCACCGTCAGCTAAGGCTGTTGTGCCTCTTGCAGTGCCACCGTCTATTAAGTTAATTTCTGCTGCGGTAGTTGTAACTCCATCCATGATGTTAAGTTCAGCCGCTGTAGAGGTGACTCCATCTAGGATGTTAAGTTCTGCTGCTGTACTGGTAACCCCATCAAGTATATTAAGCTCTGCTGTAGTAGAAGTTACCCCATCTAATATATTAAGCTCTGCGGCTGTACTGGTAACCCCATCTAATATATTAAGCTCTGCGGCTGTACTAGTTACACCATCTAGGATGTTAATCTCAGCACCTGTGGAAGCAATAGCAGTTGACCCTAGAGTTATACCTGCTGTTGTTACACCGTTTGTACCATCTAATAGTATTGTCATTTAAATCACCACCAATCTTGAACCGTCACTAACTGTTATCGTAACACCATCCGCAATAGTTATTGGTCCCGTAGTCATTGCGTTTTTATTAGCGGGGATTGTATAACTCGCGTCTGCTATCTGGTCGTTTTCGTAAAACATTTCATTTCCGACACCACCAGTTGCTCCACCACCTACTGAACCCCATGCGCTACCATTGTAGCCCTCAAATGCAGTCAGCGTAGAGTTAAAACGGAATGCACCTGTAGTTGGTGAGCCATCTCGCTGGGCTGTATTACCTGTGGGCAGCAGGGCTGAACCTGTAGCACTTGTCTTTGCAACAATGCCCACCAGACCATCGACTAGGTTAAGCTCTGCTGCTGTTGATGTAACCCCATCAAGAATGTTAAGCTCTGCTGTAGTAGAAGTAACACCATCCAACAAGTTTAGTTCTGCGGCTGTACTAGTAACTCCGTCTAAGATATTAAGTTCTGCAGCCGTACTGGTTACACCATCAAGTATATTCAACTCAGCAGTAGTACTAGTAACCCCGTCTAATATGTTAAGCTCTGCTGTTGTGCTAGTAACACCATCAAGTATGTTTAACTCTGTAGCTGTTGAAGTTACTACTACATTCTCATTAATTTTAGGGGACGTTAAAGTCTTATTTGTTAGTGTATCTGTAGATACAAGAGATACTAACGTTGAGTTAGCACCAGCAGGCAGCATAAGAGTGTTATCTATATTTGCTGAGTGAGGTTGGCCAAATACTTTTTGCCCGTGACTGTTGCTTTCACAATTAAATACGATTGCACCTGAGTTACTGTTACCTCTAACGACTACTGTACCTGTACCGTTAGGTGCCAAATCCAGTGTGGCATTAGAAACCGTAACAATGTCCTTCCCATTCATGTCTAGGTTTCCACCTAGCTGTGGGCTAGTATCTTCTACAACGTTAGCTATATCGTTGCTTGAACCAGAGCCTGCAAGAATAGTACTTCTAGTAATCTTTTTAAGTCCACCGCCAGAAGTATCAAGGGCTATGAATACATCGTCGCTAGCTGCAGTGCCTATCTCAGCTAGATCACCTATTGTACTGTTACTTACGTCAAGAATGTTTAGTTCTGCTGCAGTACTTGTAACACCATCGAGAATATTTAGCTCTGCTGTAGTAGAGGTTACACCGTCGAGAATGTTTAACTCTGCTGTAGTACTTGTAACCCCGTCGAGAATGTTTAGTTCTGCTGCAGTACTTGTAACCCCGTCGAGAATATTTAACTCTGCTGTAGTAGAGGTTACACCGTCAAGTAAGTTTAACTCTGCTGTGGTAGAAGTTACACCATCAAGTATGTTTAACTCGGCAGTTGTTGCGGTGACCCCATCAAGTATGTTTAACTCTGCGGCGGTGCTGGTAACTGCGGTTCCATTAAGAGATAGTGCATCAGTTTCTAAAGTTCCATCGACGTCTACGTTACCTGATATGTCTAAACTTGCAGCGATAATTTCACCACTAGCGTTTATCGCACCGTTGATGTCAATTGTAGTGGCAGCGATTTGAATCTCTGTATCAGCAATAATGTCAAGTTGACCATCAGCACTTGAGCCAATCGAAAGCGCAGCGTCTCTAAACTGTATTTTCATAGCAGCGTTTAACAGCAGCCCTGCGTCGTGTACGTGTGTAAGAGTTACGTCTTTGTTTGCGCCAAACCCCAAGACCGCTGCGTCGGACTGCAGAGTGAGATCATTATCCACAAACAAATCAGGTACAGATAAGTCTTGCATAAGGTCAAAGACCGCTCCTGCGTTCCCCACCCCGTTAGTGGCGATGACTTTAACTTGTCCCGCAAGCACTGCTACGTTGGCTCCAGAACCTTGAGAGAACGTCAGTGTGTGGGATGTTGTGTTCTCAATCATCCAGACTTTAGATAAGGTGTTAGGCGCAAGTGTAACCGTACAAGCCTGTCCGCCCCCAGTACACTTTAAGTACAACGATCTAAACTCGTCTGCCGCACCGTCTACCATCGTTAGTGTATGTGTACTAGCGTTAGGTATAGCTTCTCCGGTACTGCTGTAACTAAGCGCGTTGGCAATAAGCTCTAGGTTTGTGTTAGTAGCGGTGCCCCAAGTACCCGCGCGTTCGCCGGTTCCAATCTCTTCAAGCCTCAGATCATTTTCAAATGTACTCATTGTAGTTCACCTTTATCCGATGCGAATTATAGCAGTTGTGGCCCCTGACAGGGGAAAAACAATTTTAAATGGTTGATTTACAGTTACCTTGTCCGCGCCAAAATCAAGCACTGCTACCGCAGGGTTCGTGCCGCCAGCGCTGTATATCAACGCTCCACGGGCAGTTATAGAAGAATTTGTCCAAGTTGTGTCACTAAAGTCTATGTACGCAACAGTTCCACCTGTAGCCGTGTCACTTGTTGGTCTTGTAGCTACGGTTAACGTGTTACCTCCAGCCGTATACCCAGTGCCAGACGCTTCGTTGGTAGTGCTGTACACAGTCGTGGTTGCGTCTAACGTAGCATCAGAAGTGTACAGAGCCGCTTTGAACGTCTGATTAGTGTTAGAGCTAAAGTCCATTTCTCCATCTAGTAGAGCGACTTTGAAAGACGTGCATGTGTAGTTCCCAGTAAAGGCCATCTATTATACTCCACCTTGAGCTATTGGCGCACTAGGTACGGGTATACGTGCCTGCCCTGAACGGTATGCGTCTCTACGCAACTTACCGGTACCGAAATCTATCAACAACGTAATAGCCTGCAAAAACAACTTCTCGTAGTTTGCAATAACATCAGGTTCGCCTTTTTGGAACCGTATAGCTTCTAACAACGCTCCGTTAAGCAACGCCGCACTGGCGTTATCGCCCAACCAAGACGTGCTGCCAGTGACAATAGAGGTGGGGTATGCCCCGTATATATGCTCAATTTCGTAGTTAGAATCAGGAGTGGGTGCTAGTTCAATTTTTGTTGCGCTATACTGCGCATAAAACTTAGGAAGCCCATAATTTGCGCTAGTGTTAACGGGGTACGCCTCACGTATAAAATTAACGTCTTTGTTAAGCAAAAACGTGCTAGTGCTGCTTGTTATAACGGCTATGCTATAGGTATACAAATGATCGGTTGGTAGTGTGTATAACTTGTTAGTAGAGACCAAAGGTCCATCGTCTGATTTACGTAACGCTGGAATGTCCACCGTCTGCAGGATTTTCTCTTCCGCCTGCTGCGTAAACATAGCAAGTTGGTCAGCGGTGAAAGATGTTTCACAGATGTCCTCGATATTAGTTTTGAGCGTAGCGTAATTCATGGTTTACCCCATCGGTCCTCTTGCAAACAAGCCTTTGCTCAGTTTCTTAGCCATGGTGTATCTCCTACGTGGTCGTTACAGTTACATCGCCTACTGAGGCGGTTAATTCCAATTTGTTAACGGTTAGCCCGTAAATGTTGTTTCCGCCACCCACTGGGTTCCACCCCCACTGAAAGTTTCTGCTGCTGTCGTACCCAGCAAAGTCGGGACGTGGGTCGCGTACCGCCTGCGGGTCGTTAACTGGAAATTTCCCTAGTTTGTTCTGGGGATGATCTCCACTCCAGCACTCACGACATGCCTTTATGTTAGTATCTCTACCGTTTGTTACGATATTACGCAACTCTTTTAGCTTAAAACGAAATCCACAGACGTCGCATTCAGCTATTGTTCTTTTAGCGGCTGCGAACGCGTTTGCCATGGTTATATCCTCGCTATCCGAGGAACGAAGGTAACAGACGCTTTTTCACGGTCTTCGCCTGCCGCCATTTCAAACTGTTCGTCGTAGACTGCTTTTAACATTGGTATGCGCGATACTAGCTCAGGAATCTTCATAGCAATGTGATACGCTAGGCCAGCAACAAGACAAGGGTAGAACCGAAAGTTCATATCGGGGGTTTCTACACCTGCACCTGCATCCTTAATGCGGCGCATACGGTAATACTTGAATACGTAATCATCGCGGTCTGGTACAGGCCACAAGTTAATAGTCGGCGCTGCAGCTAACCGTTCTACCCAAACTTGTATCGGACGTCCTTGTGTTAACTTACTAGGTATAGACGCGTACGTGGATACACTAACTCTGCTTATGGTAAGGTCCGACTGTGTTGAAACGTTGCCGTTGTTAGTGCGAATTACGTGTTCGAGTAAATCTATAGTGTCTGCTGGTAAGGGGTACTCTGACGTGCCTTTAATGAGGCTTACAGAGCCTTCGTCAATCGTCCACATGTTTATGCCACGATTCTGCCATTCGATTGTCATTAGGTTCATAGACCGTCTAGCAGTACGTAGGTCGTACCCTGAACGCATTTCACGACCCGCACGTTCCCATGCTTCCTCGGCAACCTCCGTGAACTCCATGTCAAACGCTGCTGTGGTTGATGCAGTCATGCTTTGACTCCTTTACGTATACAACGTCTCTTTACGCCGGTTTTCCATTACTGCTCCACAACCTCGTGCTATGTCGCGTTTTCGTCTAGCTAGACCACCACCGTTGAGCTTTACTACCGCTGGCTTAGTATTCTTTACCACAGTTTTACCCGCAGCGCCTGCACGTTTCTTCTTCTTAGCAGTGGCGGCACGTTGACCTTGGCTTAGACTGTTAGCTTTACTGCGCGGCAAGCAACGATCAGGGTTCTTCTTATCTTTAGAAGTCCCACACGCGCCTTTTATCTTACCGTCAGTACCAACCCTAACCCAGTCTTGGTCCCGCCACTTCTTCAGATCACCCATTACTTCTTCTTCCCCTTGCTACCTTTAGCATAGTTTGGGTCTTTGCAATATTTAGACGCAGCCATATTGGCATAAGCGCTAGGGTACGTATCAAAAGTACGTTTGGCCCAAGATTTACCTTTTGCGCATATCTTACCGCCAGACTTATAATACGTACGCATAGCTACCTCATCTGTGCTGAACGTACACCGCGCTGGGCAATACCTGCGCCACGTACTTTGGACTTGCCGCCTTTAGCTTTGCCTTTTTTGGCTACACCGCCGCCAGCTTTCATCTTCTTAGTCATGCCGCCTTTTTTCATCATCGGCATAGCAGGGCGCGACTCTGGTCGCTTTGAAGTCAAAGGAGCCGTAGGACGCTTTTTTGGACGCATGGGCTTCTTGGCCCTAGCAGCCTTTCGCTCTTCTTCCACTGATGTGCCAGATGGTAATGTCCTTGCTGCTGCATCTAAAGAACCTGTTGAATTATCCATTGGCTTCTTTTTGCCCATAACAGCTTCTTTTGCACGCATTTCAGACATGCGATCACCTGCAGCTACAGCACGCTTCGGATCGTCTATCTGTTCTTGAGTTATACCTCCAGCCTGCATCTTCTTGACGCCGCCGCCAGCTTTCATCTTCTTCTTCATGCCACCCATGGCGTAGCCTTTTTTCATGCCACCCATGGCGTAACCTTTTTTCTTCATCTTCATTGGTCCGTCTCCTTATAGAGATTGTTAAATACGCGTTCTGTGTCCCAGACATACCCTACGTCTTCTTTAGAGTTGTAGGTATGTTGGTTTGGTTTAAAATCTGGAGCGCCTTGCCCTGTCTCAAACCACGCAGGGTGCGTTACACGAACCCGATTATTTGGTAATGCTACTATGTTACCTGTATACTCTCCAGCGTCTAATAATTCAAGTACGTGACTTTGCTTGTGCTGCGCTGGGTCGTCTGCCACCTCGTTATCCGTGTAATCCACGGTGAACAGATACTTGGCAGGGTAAAACTCGCCGTCTACTTTAGCTATCCATGGAGCAGGTGAAGCTCGTTCTAACTTATACACGGAGTGGTGGTGGGACATGCAGTCCCAAGGTTGTGCTAAGTAGGAGGGTAGCTCTGCGGGCCATTCCTCGTACGGTGTGTCTGCTACAAGGGCTGTAAGAGGCATTCTAGCCCACATAGCCCCACCATGGACGTTCTCGTCGTCTGTATCGTCGGTCTCACAACCTGTAAATATTACTTGAAAACTAAGTGTCCTGTTAGGCATTGTAGTGACGCCAATGACCATAGCGTGTAGGAACTCGCCATGGTAGTCTTCAAGGTTTTTGGTGTACTCTCTACGTACCCACGCTTTAAAATACGGTATACTACTTGTTAGATACGGCATTAAGTTTCTTCTCCAATTTTTTCGCAGCAGCTATCTTGCGTTCTTGAGATACCGCAGATGCTGGGTTCTTTTTAGACGGAGGGCTTTGTATCTGTTTACTAAAGTTTGAACGGCCCATCGTCATTTAACAATTCCACTTCCGTAAACTCTTATTTATGCGGCTATCTGGGTCGTTAGCCGTTTTGGAACTTGTGTTCTTCTTCTTCATACCCGACATACGGGCACAGAAGGATTTGCGGCGGTTAGCAGCCTTAGAACCCTTTTTAAGTTGACTAGGTTTCTTAGTGACTGCGGTCTTTAACTTGCTACCGGGATTTGCGCGTTTATAGCTGTCAACCCCTTTTTGATTAAGCCCACCGGACTCACTCTTACCCGCTTTGCGAGTCCAAGCAGGAGAGTTTGTACTCCCACCAGACTTGAAGTACCTACGCATAGAAGAACGTCATCATATCAATGGTAGCAACTGTATACTGTACAGTCATACCATCTTTAAACAACACGCCTTCTCCGGGTACTGCGTGAGAAACAGTATCGTTATCAGTGCCTATAGTGCGGGACTTAAACAAAATTGTACCAGACTCAGGCGTACCGTCAAAGTGGTTAACCACTCCTGCTGTGCCACCAGAGACAATGGAAAAACCTTTTAGCCTAACACGGTTAACACCTTGAAGTGCCTGTGCGCATAATGATCCAGAACCAACTGTAATATTACCGGCATACTGAGCAGAACATTTTACTGCACTGACTGTGACAAATAACTTAGCGCCTGCTACTGCTTCAGCAGAACCTGTAGATGTTATCACTTCGGTAATAGCATTACCAAAAACATCTGTGCCTGTTATAGTACAAGTTTTATTGTTATCGCCAGTACCAGCCGTCGTGACGGTCACATTTCTAGCGCCGCCGCCTAAGAAGGTAGTCGCTGCCATAGTAGCTGATGTATTTGGCCTAGCCGCTGTAACTAACCGGTCTGGGTCGGCAGCGTTTTCGTCACTAATAAATACGGGGGTGACGTCAGATTGTGCGGAATGACTCATGTCAATCTCCTATATGTAACGGTGGGGCTTCCACCCCACCAGATTAGTTATTAGGCTGCAAAAGCAAACGTGCCAGTAGTACCCGCACCAAGAGGCTGAAAGTGAAACGAGATATTCCACAGACCTGCTGTTGTGCAAGTAAAGTAGATGTACGAGCCAATGCTAAACAAGTTTGTTGTTGCGCTTGCAGGAGTATACTTCAACAAAGTTTCACCCGCAGTAGACTTATCAAACACAACTGCACTGCTGGTACGGCTTTCGATAACGCTGCCTGTTTCATAAGCATCACTACCCGCACAATCAAAGCTCAAGAAAGCAGTGCCGCCAGTAGTGTCTACGGACTGAGCGTGGACAACAACAACGCCTACTGTCGCTGCTGGCAGAGTAGTAATCTGCTGTGCGCCGCCAGTGAATGGGTTGACGTTAATTCCAGCAACATAAGTAATTGTAGCACCAGTGGCTTTAGCCGTTACAGTTAGACCGTTCAGCGTGGGGTGCGCACCACCAGACAAGATAGACCCAAGTACCGTAAGATCGCCACCTACAGAGGCGTTTGTACCATACGTGGAATTGACTGTTTCACCGCCTGTTGCGGAAACAGTGATGTCTTCAAAACCGTTTTTCGAGCGAACGGCACCGTTAAAAGTTGTATTAGCCATGATAATCTCCTGTCGTGGCGAGTGTCAGCCACATTAGGCGGCTGTCAGGGAATGTGCATATTATACACAAAATAAAATAAAAAGAAAGGGGCCACCGCAGTAGCCCCCATCTCAACAAACTTTGCCTTTGCAGTGCGAATCCTAACCCAGCAAAGTAATTGTTTACGCTCCGGGTGAACCAAAGATTCCAAGAGGATCGGATACACCAAACGAATAGCGCTCACGAGCTTTGTAGCGGCTGTTGCCAGTATCAAAGTCAGCGTCCATCGAAGTAGCCATTGGGCTACGTGTGAAGTGCTTCAGACCGTTTGGAACATCAGTCATCAAGAACCAAGCGTCAGTGTCTGTCAGATAGTGATTGACAGTATAACCGCCCGGAACAGAGCCGTTGTTGCGGATAGCGTTAAGATCGTTGTCTGCAGTGCCTACGCGACCTTCTGTTTCCAACAAACGAGTTGCAACGAATTGCAGGTTCGGTGGAATCACAAGTTTCTTAGGTTTTGCAGCGATCAACAGGCCGCGCTCGTCAGTCCAACCTGCAATCTGAATGATAGCCGCCTCAAGGGAAGTTTCATTCAAGTCTGCAGCTACTGTTGGTTCGTTAGAGTTTGACCCACCAGAAATCAGCGGGTGAGCAGTAGAGCAAAGCTCAACGCCGTCGCCGTAAGTGGTGCCGCTAGAGAAGGCGTTGTTTAGAATTGTAGCCGCCTTAACTTGCTTAGTGTACGCCATGGCACGAGCCAGTGCTTTAGTATAACGAGATGACAAGGAGTCATACAGGTTATCCTCAATAGCTTCCTCAGTAATAGAGAAACCCATTGCCACTGTTTCGTGTGTGTAGCGTGCGGTGAACGCCTCTTGAGCATTGTCATATTCGATGGCAGAGCCTTCGTTCTTGACAGGTGCCGCTGAGAAACCTGATAATTTAACTTCTTCCTCAAAACTTCTATCTGAGGATTCTGTTTCAAAAATCTCGGTATGTTCTTCACCGTATTTTGCATATTCCAAGCCGAACAATGCGTTCAGGCCCGGGAGCAGCTCTTTAAGTAGCTGTGCGCGTGAAATAGCCATTAGTTAATCTCCTTAAACGCCGACGGTGTGGTCATAGCGATGATAGCCAGCAGTAAACTTCACGAGAAACTCTGTGAAATTGCCTGCACTATCAACCGTGTCTGGCACTACGTCGATTACAGTGAATGGTAAGACAGATGTGACGTTGTTAATAAACACGCCCATACGGCCATTACCTGTAGCAGTCAGTCCTGTGTTAAGCACCAACTCCGCGTTACAAGAGATTGTAGTGGCACGAGACTTCGCCAAAGGCGCGAGTCCAGTTGTTGCGCCGTTAGCAGTTGTGTTCGTAACGTTCACAACTTTAAAGATCACGTTGGGATCATCCACAACGATAGCTTCAATATCAGATGCTACAGTGCTTGCAGGGTAATTTTGCCTGAATACTACTTGACCCGAGTTTGGGTCAGTAAAACTACATCCAAGAAAAACACCGATAACGCCAGCAACTGCTGAAGTATTGTTCTGCAAGGTGGAGATAATGATAGTACCGTCACTTGTGTACTGTACAACATCTCCGTAGAAGATTCCTGTTCCATAGTTGGAAGCAATAGGTATTTTGCGGGTAGAACCCACATAATTATGCCCGCCGACCAAGCCAACAGGCTTTAGCCCATAGGGGGCCGAGATAGTAGGATAAGCCATTTTAAGCTCCTAAAAAGTTAAGTTCCTTTGCCGAAGGTTACTTTGGTCTTGCGATCATTAAACAACGGCATACGAGGGTCATTTTCACGCATTAGGTTGTTATCAACGGAGTTCATTTGACTGTCCGTCTGTTGTTGAAAATGGTCAGTGCGTTCTTCAACCATCTCCAGTGGAGCTTTACAAAGCATCAAGCCACCTATCACTACGTTGTCAGCAAACCGTTCTTGTTCTACTGTAACCATAGCAATCTCTGGGTGATCTGCTGCCCTTACAGGCTCCCAACCTTCGCGTAATTTAGATGAGACATTGGTAGCGTCTATCTGGCCTTGATTACTAACGCGAATCCACCGAAATCCGTAACCGTCTTGGGGAATTGGAGAAGGTAGAGTCTCCGGGCGCGTCCAAGCCTTCTTACGTACAGTTTTTTCACGTTTGTCTAATTCGCGGTCTATGCGATTTTCAGCCATTTGCTTTCCTCATGTCTATTGCAACCTGTTTGGCGTATTGTTCGGGTGTCAAACCCAACCTTTTAGCGATTTGTACCTGAGTGCGTGTCAACGTCACTTTCCGTGGGGCTGTACTCCGCGTTGCGGGCGCTACCACTTGTGTCTGCTTTCGCTTCGGTTCAGCATCCTCGAAATTATCGGGGAATACTTGACGCATACGAGTGTCAATCGACTCGTAGTATTCATCACTCTGCGGGCTTACGCCCTGTTTGACAAGTTTGTTGTGCAGCCCCAGCGCCAAACTTGTCATCTCATCGTCAGGACCAAACCACGTATTAGCTTTTTGCCAATCTGCGGCCCGACCATCGACTTGTACTGCCGGAGCGATTTGTTCTACTTCTTTTGGTACAGGTGTTTCTGTTTCCTGTAAAGACGGTAGTTTGAAGTTTGCTAGTCTTTCGGACTTTAACTTAGCATTGGTTAGCTTATCTTGTGCATCCAACACTGCATCTGAGTCACCAGACTCGTACGCTTCTTTGTACGCACGTTTAGCATTATCTGATTCAATAGCGGCGTTTTTCTTAGCCTGATCTAATAAAGCAGCTTGGTTCTTATTGACGTTACCTTTTAGCTTTTTGTTCTCTTCCATAAGCTGTTGAGTAACGCGCTCAAGCTCTTGGCTCTGACGGTGGGCTTCTTCTTTAGCCCTGCGCTCGTCATGGTATCCCTTACTAAAATGCTGGATACGCTTACGAACCTTGTCAGAGTAATCCTCAAGTTCATCATCTGTGATGTCCTCTGGAGGTTCAGACGCTTTGCGATTACGGTCAGCTTTAGGCGTATCATCAACAACCTCCACCTCAACCTCACGACTGTCATCGTCAGACTTAGCCGCATCTTCTGCGAAATCCTTTTTAGTCTTTTTACCGGAGATATCAACTTCAACTGCACCGGAGTCCTCTATTTCTAATTTGTTATCCTCTAATTCAGGAAACTCAAATTCTACTTTTTGAAATGCCATATCTACGCCCTCTGAATGCCTGATGGATCAGCTACAACGGCCTCAATAGAGTCGTCGTTCATAAGCCGATACTCGACCCCGCCAATGGTGAACCGTGTTCCTGAGTTCATACGAAACATTACAAAGTCACCTTCCTTACACCATGCTCCGGTGGGGAAACGTTCTGCATCGGAATACGCTTGGTCACCCATGTCCACAACAAGTCCTATGATAGACATAATGTGATCTTGAGTTTTGGCAGTCTCTGTCTTCAAGATTGATGTTCCTGAAACGGTTTCTTCGGGTTGTGGTAAGGCTATCAACACGCGGTAGCCTACGGGTCTAGGTAGTTGTAGTTCTAAGTCGTCATCGCTAATTTCAACTGGTTTGTCAGTCATCATCGTTATCCATATAGTTCTTCGCAAGGTCTTCCACGTAGTTAATGCCAGCTTCGAGACCCCGAATTAAGCCAACAACTTCCTTGTATTGAGAGAAGTCTTTTGCTCCACCTGTTCCAAGAAATTCTTTTGCGGAGGATTTATCATCCTCGAGTTTAGTTTTTAGCACGTCAAAGACGGTTCTAGCCATATTTACTGGTTACCTTCCGAGTTGCGGTCAGGTTTTTCACGGTCAGCTTCTAGGCTATCCATGTCAAGTTTGGCGTTGGATACACGCCTATCTCCCGCCATCTTTAACCCGTCCTTCTGCGCGGTTAACATGAGTTCTTTCTCATCTAACTTCAGGCGTTCGGAGGCAACATTGCCATCCAACAAAATCTTTTGCTCTTTTAGCTGCATATCAAACTGTTTGATCTTTTGATCTGCCAGATCGTTTGCTGCTTTGCGCTCCTCTTCAGCTTGTTTGATCTGCAATTCAGCTTGCTTCATTTGCATGATCGGGTCTTTTTGCTGTTCTTGAGCTTTCTTCTGCGCCGCCTGCTGCTGGTTAGCCTGCTGTAACTGCTTGCCTGCGTCTGCGACCAGACGTGACAGTTGTACTTCCATGTCTTCTGACATCTCTTCGTTCGGGGCAGGTAGCGGTGCGCCTAGTTTTTCTTCTATCTTCTGACGATAAGAGAACCCAAGGTGTTCTGCGATGTGCGCTTGTAGCGAAGTCATAATCTGTTTGGCCTGTGGGTTTTGACCAATCAACTGAGCCACCATCGGGTCTTGCATAAACGACATATGCGTAGCGATGTGAGCGTCTTGATCCTGATAGATGAACGCTTTCATAGGTTTGCCAACTAGGGCATCCATGTTCTCGCTTATCGGATCGGCTGGTTTTGCGTCATCCTTAGTCGGGACGAGTTTGTCGGCGTTCTTCACGCCCAATACTTCTATCATCTGGCGATGCAACTGAGGCAGGTCGTATATCTGTGGAGCCTGCGCTGACATCTGTAGCACTGTTTGGTACTGTACGACCCGTTGGGCCATAGTCGAATTGTTAGGGTCACTGACGGGTATCACGTCTACCATCAGGTAGTCTGCCCGCTTGGCTCCTACTTCGCCTCTGGATGGGATGTACGCGTACTCTTCAGGGGCATACTCAGCCATGATGGCCTTGAGTAGCTTAAACTCTTGCTTCATCGCGTAGTGTACGCGTGCTTGCACCGCAGCCATAGGTTTTAGTGTGCGCTCTAGTAGTGCTAGTGTTGTGCCCACAGGAGCGTTGGCGGACATGTCAGAGATGTCCATATCACTAATAGCGCCCAGACGCCGCCCCTCAGTCGTAATTTGATTTAGAAGCGCTAGGAGCGTCTGTGAAGGCTCTTTGTACGGCAGTGGCATGATGTTGTCACGGATAGACCCTGACGGTACGTCCACATCCTTAAACTCACCCGGATTGATAGGGGAATCGTCCCCCTTGATACGTAGTCCACGAGACTTTAGCCCTCCCGGGAGATTGGAGAGCGTACCAGCGTCAACAAGCTGACGTATCAAGGAAGTTCCAGCGCGGGCGTATCCACCAATAATGTGGATCAATCCGAGGCCATAAAAGCCAAATCCCGGTACATAATTATAGTGGACGAAGTGCTGACGTTTAAGGGTGAGTGGGTCACCCTCCTCGTAGTTTCTACGGATCGCCAGCACTTCGCCACTTCCACGCTCAATGGTGACAACGTAAGGTCGAGCAATTCCGTCATCATCATCAATACCCTCAATAAGAAGGTCTGCGTGTATTTCATATACAGCATAACGGTCATCATCGGTAAGCGAATATCCACCGTCTTCTGCTTTTTTCTCTTCAATATCTGTGTGGTAAGGTTCTGGGTCGCCAAGGTCTACGTCTTTATAAAACCCTGCAGCTTGCAGCTTCTTCAATTCGTTCTTTGTCTTGCGCATTACGTGCGTTACACGCTCTGCAGCTTCAATATTCGAGGCACCGTAGGGGACAATCACATCCTCTGCGGAGATATAGATAGCAACCTGACGTCCTAGATTAGGGTCGTAATAGACTTTCTTGAACGCAGAGCCTGCTAAACCAAGGCTGTACAGCATCCGTTCGTGTTCTGGGCGGTACTCAACCATATTCTCGGTGAGTTCGTAGTTCATGTCTGCCATAACACGGGCAGCGGCTTCATCTTTTTCTTTAGTCTCTCGGCCAAGTACTCTAGTTTTTACAGGGCCAGCGGCTGGCATAGTCTCACCCATAGTTTCAGCTTGGAACCTGATGGCTGCTTCAGCTAGAACTGTAGAGTTAACGCCACACGCGCCCTCCCACGGGTCTGAGCGCTCTTCGTATTTGAAACCAAGTACGTCTAAGCCCTTAACAAACGTGTCTGCCCAATCTTTACGACCATCTATGTCCGTTGTTATCTGGCCGACAAGCTCACCTGACAGGGTTTCAAGATCACTGTCCTCCATGAGTTCCGCTAGGTTTGCGCCAAACTCAGAGAAATCTTGTTCATTACCGGGAATTATGGTAATCTCCATGCTACCGTCGGCTAGAGTGACAGACTCAGGATCAACAATCTCAATCTCTAACTCAGAGATGTCCATATCTTCTACGCCCTCTAGGTCGCCCTCTAGGTCTTCTAGTCCCATTGGAGCAGCGTACTGCCCTTTTTCAATAGCCATGTGTCACCTCTAGTAGTACCCGCCTCGGCGTTGTTTAAAATATTGTTGTTCTTCTGGTTCGTCACTAGGCAACCTAATAAAGCCACCCTGCCTAAAACGCATCAGAGCCATAACCGTAGAATCCACAAGGTCATCATTACTCATAAATGGAAATCCTGCAATCTCTTCGACCACTTCTTCTGCCCATCGTGTCTGCGGCACCCAGCAAAGTCCAGATGCTACAATGTCTGCAACGGAGTTAAGTCTAGCCAACTTATCCCCTGACCCTCTATGTGGTGTGTACTCAGACACTGGTAGACCCATACGTCGCATCTCTTGATACAAGGCTACACCAGAGCTTTTCTTCTCCACAATGAACGAGTCTGGTTCCCAGTCGTTGTACTCTTCCATCGCAAGCTGTTTAAGTTCTGGGAACTCTATACGTTGTTTTATGCTATTTAACAATATAATATTGTACGCGCTGGTCTCTTCGTTCAAGAATACGCCCCATGTGGTAAGCGCTGTAAAGTCTGCACGGTTATGTTTCTCGGCTGCGGCGTCAAGCGACATGATAATATATTCACAGGACGGCGGTGTATCTGGGGTCCACTCGTTCCACCACTCACGTTTAACGATAGCTGCTTCTTCTGTGGTGGGCTGCTGTTGATACTGCGAGTTCCATTGGAATACAGGCATAGAGGCTTTGGTACGTAGTAGGGCTTCTAAGTCAAAGAACTCAGGCCATAACGGCTTTTGAGTTACCTTTTTGGTTTTCTTGTTGACAACATCTAGGATGGCGGGGAACTCAACGACTTCGTACTGATCCGCACGTTCGTTCTTACCCATGTCGCGTACCACACGCCCTGTAAGATCATCTAGGTGCCAACGTGTCTGTATAATAGCTACACGTCCTCCGGGCATTAATCGTGTCCGTGCGCCGAAGGTGAACCACTCATACGCCTTCTCAAAGACGCTAAAGTTCCCGTTGATTACATCCTGCTCCGAGTGTGGATCGTCAACAAGAAGCAAGTCAGCGCCACGACCCGCAAGTGCAGAGCCAATACCGCACGCATAATACTCTCCACCTACGTTGGTATTCCACCGACCCGCTGACTTACTGTCCTGTGCGAGTTTCACAGTGGGAAATATAGACCTGTAATCGTCTAGGGCTATCAAGTTACGTACTTTACGACCAAAATCTACCGCTAGGTCTGTGGTGTGGGACACCATCATAACTTTCTTGTCTGGGTTCCTGCCTAAGAACCATGCTGGGAAGAAGATAGACACAAGTTGTGATTTGCCGTGGCGTGGTGGGATGTTAACGCAGATACGGTCTTTATCCCCTCGCTCAATCCCCATGAGTAAGTCAGCAAGGATGCGGTGGTGCTTGCCTACAATAAACTCAGGCATCATAAGTTTGCAGAACTCAATCAGGTCGTCGTACGCACGCTTGTTTTTAGACCGTGTAGACAATTCGTCCACCATACGGTCAATCTCGGCCACTTCTTCCTCACTAAACGAGTCAAGATTAGCCAGCATGATATCAATATCGTCGTTATTGAAGTCAAAACCCTCAGTCATCGTCGTCAAACCCGAACTCTTCGTCAACGTCTAGGGTTCTAGCGGTTAGAATGGTGGCATCTTCTATCTCTGGCTCTGGGTTTACCAGCTTTGCCAGCTTACTGCGGAGTTTTTCTTTGATATCGTCGGTGGTCTGGTGGGTAATGGTCACTTCGGACTTCTCAGTGAACAACCCTACGTCTGATATCTTACCCATAAGCTCTAAAGCACGCATACGTACTCGTGGATCAGGGTTTTCTGACTCTATGATGAGCTTGTTTGTTACTAAGTTGCGCAGTTGCTTAGAAGATTCCACTACAGAGTGGTTAAATTCCTCTATTATAGCCCCTGCCATCTTAATAGATGGGGGCGTTAGCTTCGCTGCGCGTTTGTTGGTAACTTTTCGGGACGTTTTGTCTGGTTCTCGCGCGAACGCAGTCGCTAAAACAGCGGCAACCTCTTTGTCGTCCTCGTCTGGGGTGGTGTTTAGCCCGTGGCCCTCTAATTCTGTCACTGTTTTAGCCAGCGCAGCGGTGCGTTTGGGTAACGGAAGCTGCTTTGCTTCATCCTCTAAGGGTACACCTAGTTCGGGCATTAGATTCAATGTCATATCATTTCGCAGGTAGTTAACCGGTAACGTAATACTAGGTTACAAAAAAAATTTTAGCAAGGGTTTCTAAAGAGGGGCGGGGGGTTTTCAAAAAATACCAATTTATTCGTCTGGATTAGTAATAATAGTACTACGGCGGAATCCTATATGACAGCGCGGGGGGTGGGGACGGGGTACCCTTCTGTAAAACGTGTTTCGGGCAGGTGCCCGAATGTAGTCAGTTAGTTTCGACGGCGTTTTAGTTTCAACGGCGTTTAGTTTGGTTTAATATCATTTAGTATGCAGACCCATTGTATAACACGTTATGGCGCGGTATTGATTGGTTGTCAGAAGGGATTGGCGCACGATCAATCTCAGACAAGGAGACTTCACTATGACAACTATTTCAAAGATGACCGAGACACTAGCAACCATTGGCATAAAGTTTAACGTCGAAGGTATCGACATTGTTGAGGTGGGCGCAATGGACATTGTCCGCAAGGCCGAGGGCAAACTAGCCCATACGTATGCCTACCTAGTTGCTGCGGGCATCCTGCCAAGCGATTACCTTTCCGCTAAGAATAAGGACAGCACAGCGTCTGTCGAGCAATACGCGGCTCGCGTGGAAGCGGCTGGCATGGTATGTTATACCAAAGCCGAGCGGGCAGAATTGGCCACCAAATTGCCAAAGGATGCACCAGCCGAGCAAAAGGCCTCGCGCAAGGTGTTGCAGGATCGCCGCACCGAATTTCTCAAGACTGTGCGACGTGGCTTAATCACGGCTCATAAGCTGGCATGTCCTGAGGAATACGTATCGGGTGGCGCGAATGAGCCTAAGACGGCCATTGAAGACCTCGCCGCGTTAATGGAAAAGGCCACCAAATTGTTGCAAGGTGACAAGCCATTCCCTGACACGTTCGCGCACGACGATGCGATCGCGGTTCTCAAGGGTTTCGTCAAAACATTCTGCTAACCACATAACATTCTACAGGGGCTGCCTTCGGGTGGCCCCTTTTTTTGTGTCTTTTTTCGGGCACCTGCCCGAAAGTTTTGTTGCGTATACGCAACGCCTATGATATCTAGGCAATACATTGCACCACAATGCTCTACTAGGCTCGCTTCGGCGGGTCTTTTTTTATTCGGGCACCTGCCCGAAAGTTCTGATACCAGTAAGTAGAGTAGCTCTACGCATGACACGTTTGCGCGTGTTCCAAACGGGTTAGCCCATAGGATGTCACTAGATTGTACTTCGGGCAACTGCCCGAAACTTCCGATACCAGTAAGTAGAGTAGCTCTACGCATCTAAGTATCTGAAAGTAAAAGAAAGTTCCAGAAGTTCCAAAGAAGTTCCAAGCAAACGGCTCGTAAAGCATTGAAAGTAGAAGAAAGTTCCAAAGTTCCAAGATTATAAGTATATATATAAATATATTGTTAGAGAGAGTAAGAGGGTACTTTCTCGCTAAAAACCCTTTCACAAATCCTGACATATACCCTTGGAACTTTGGAACTTTGGAACTTTCTTTTTAAATCAGCAGCATACAGACACACACGTTGGAACTTGACAGGACTTACCACCAGACACCACGCGACACCACCGCACCCCAAAACTTGACATCGCACGCTCTATGTGGTAGTATGTTATATGGACGGTAAAGACGTAGTTTAATGAATCACTACGTAACCCTACACTAACAGCACTTTCGGGCAGATGCCCGAATAACAAATGGAGACTACTATGAAGCAGACAGTAACAGTTCAGGGGTTCGCTTGGAGCGATAAGACCCGATGCCACTCGGACAAAGTAATCCACGAAGCAACTAACATCGTAACTGCCGAGGCATGGATTGAACGCAACTCGGTGCATTTGCTAAACCTGACTATCTTGTCGGACAACACATCGTTCTTGATGCTGCGGATGTTGGCTGCGTCAAAGATAGAAGACGAGGTGGCATTCTAATGAAGTGCAAAGATTGTGGGGACACGTTCCCAGTAGGTCGCGCCAAGCTAGGCTATCGGGTCTGTCTCAAATGCGGTGACGTTGCTGCCACTGAGCAAAGACTTGGGTGGTGCATAGCTCCACTGCCAAAGCAGGGCTACACATTAATATCGCGCAAGGAAGACTTGCTGCACCTCAACCAGAAAACACGTTAGGAGATTGTGATGAATAGTGAAGACCTAAAAGAACTGCCGTTCGCGGATAAGGTATGGGATCAACGGCTGACCGCTACCTATTCTCTTGTGTACGCGTTTGTTGGAGACAGGTGTGATGAGTTCTTTGACGAGTGCCCAACTTGCAAAGCATGGGCGTTCTACGATGAGCTTGTGACTACGCTCGAATGTGTACGTGAATGGGACTAGAAGACCACGATTAAACATGTTACACCACAAGGGGACACCAAACCCCATTACTTGACATTACTTACTACCTATGATACACTATAGGTAGTGAGAAGACTCACCGAAATAAATCAAACCTTTCGGGCACCTGCCCGAATAACAAATGGAGATTACTATGAACGAGATACTTCAAACCCCGCAGGCCACCGCGCCTAGCATATCATCAGCGGCTATGATCGTTGACTTCAACGCAAGCGTCTGGACTGCACGTAAGAAAGATCGCAAAGCATCCGAGGATGTGACGGACGCGAACCACGCTGACAAGGGCGTTGCCAATGTGTCTAAGAACCTACTGGGTAACTGTGCCGAGTTGGACGCAGTACAGAAGTTCGCCGCTAACGTACGCAACATGCACTACAGCATGACAATGCCATGGTCGGACAACGGGTCACGGCTACTAACGACAGCGCAATACTTCAAGTACCACGAGGTAATGACTGACCTACAGCAAGAGTTTTACCGGCTGACCGAGCAGTTCTTGCAGGTGTACGAGTGGAAGATCATGGAAGCGCAGGCCAAACTGGGTGACATGTTTAACCGTGACGAGTACCCAACACGCGCAGGGCTAGAGAGTAAGTTTGCATTTCGTATGGCTTACATCCCACTACCTGACAGCGGTGACTTTCGTATCGACATCGGTAACGAGGGCATGGTGCAAATACAGACGCAGTATGCCGCGCAGTACGCAGCGCAGATCAAGGGCGCGATGAATGACGTTTGGAAGCGGCTACATGATAACCTGACTACACTTGTCCGACAGCTTGACGTCAACGAAGAGGGCAAAGGTAACAGGCTATATGATACCGTGTTCGATGGTGCTTTGTCACTGATCGACATGTTACGTACGTGTAACGTGACAGGTGATAGCCAAATGGAAGCAATGCGCCTCAAGCTAGAAGAAGCGTTCACCAAAAATAATCAACCGGTAAACCTGCACCAAATCAAGAACTCACCAACGCTTCGCGCTGACACGCAAGAGAAGCTAACCGCAGCCATCGCTACCCTGCCAAGTCTGGATATGTAATGAAAGGTACTATCCGAGAATTTTTGTACGACCTAATCGGGGGGCTGGCAGTCTTTGCCATACCCTTACTTATTATCTGGGGCGCTTACGCCACAGGGTTAATTTAACTTTCGGGCATCTGCCCGAATAACAGGAGACTACCATGAATACTGCACAACAAATGTACTCACTGAGCTTAGACGAGGGTGTTACCCTTGTCGGGGCTATCGGCCACCAACGTACTGTTCTATTCCAAGGTGACATCGGTAACGGTAAATCATCAACGCTCGGTGAGTTGGGCAAGCTCAAGCCAACACATAGGACGTTCTACGTAGACTGCACGAGCCTTGATCTTGGTGACATTATGATCCCGATGATTATGGAAATTGACGAGAACAGCAAGTTCGTTCGCTATGTCACCAACGAAGAACTGGGTCTGCACACGGACGGGCCTGTCATCATTATGATCGACGAGTTCGGCAAGGCTAATCCATCTGTCAAGCTGGCTCTGCTACGTTTGATCTTGGAGCGCAAGATTGGTAGCTACACATTGCACCCTGACAGCATCGTGTATGCAACGACGAACAAAGGTTCAGAAGGTGTGGGTGACATGCTACCACCTCACGCACGTAATCGCATGACCGTCGTACAGATACGCAAGTCTACCAACTTGGAGTGGATCGAATGGGGCATCAATGCTGGTATCGACCATAGCTTGCTTGGCTGGTGTAAAGATAACCCGCACTTGTTCGCATCGTTCGAGGACATCAAAGACCCCGACGAGAACCCGTATATCTTCCACCCCAAGCAGCAACGCGCCGCCTTTGTTACCCCACGTTCGCTACACTCTGCGTCTGACATCCTACACCAACGGCACTTGTTCAACGATAAGACGCTGACCTCTGCCCTGATAGGTACTATCGGTGATCGTGGTGCAATGGACTTGATGGCGTTCGTCAAGATGTCGGATCAACTACCGTCGTTGCAGTCTATCAAAGATGATCCAAAGACCGCCAAGGTGCCTGACAGCGCTGCCGCTATATGTATGGTTGTGTACCGTACGTTAGCATCTTTGGAGCGGGATTGGCTGGATGCGTGGATGGATTACATGCCACGTCTCGACACCGAAGCACAAGGTATGTTTGCCAATGGCGTACGTGCCCCCAAGTATTCAAAGCGTTCTATGGCGATGCAGAACAAGAAACTCACCAAGTGGGCTATGGATAACAACCACATGTTTGCAGCAGATAAAAAGTAGGAGAGATCAAATGACAAAACGTACATACAAGGGCTGGACCCAAGCAGATGATGCAGAGTTAGTATTACTGCGCGAGGCTGCCGTATCCACGAAGGTGATTGCAATAATTTTGAAGCGCACATCTTCATCGGTGACTAACCGCATAACTGTCTTGAAGCTACCCGTGGGTGGTCGTGAGATACGGCAGGTGGAGATGGATTTCGGGCAGGTGCCCGAAAGTAAAATTGTAACAGTGCAAGGGTCACAACCAAAACCAAGTTGGTGGACTAGCATGATGTGGTGGAGGAAATAATATGTTATCTATCGGTAAACAACTTACTCCAGAGCAGCGGGTGCCCAAAACAATCGTCGCTCTTATGTCTAAGATTCCTGCGTTGTCAGCAGTGCTGATGATCGGTGATCGTGTCGTTGAGCATGACAATGCCAAGGTGCCAACAGCCTGTACCAACGGGCGTGACGAGTGGTACGGTGCAGAGTTTGTGGATAGTCTTAACGATGCAGAGCTACGGTTTCTTGTACTGCACGAGAACTATCACAAACTATACCGCCACCTGACAACGTGGGCACACCTATCCAAGATAGCCCCACATCTTGCCAACATGGCTATGGACTACGTTATCAACATCAAGCTCATGGACGAATACGGTGCAGATGGGTGGATCAAGTTACCCGAAGGTGGTTGCTATGACGAGAAGTATCGTGGCTGGGACACTGCGCAGGTGTTCGGGGACTTACACGATAACAAGCCACAGGGTGAGGATGGAGGTGGCGGCGGAACTGCTGGGCCACAAGGGTTCGACAGTCACGACTGGGAAGGTGCAACCGATATGGACGCCGACGAGATACGCGAACTAGCGCGTGAGATCGACGAGGCTGTACGCCAAGGCGCATTGATCGCGGGTAAGATGGGTAGCGGTGGTGATCGCAACCTTGAAGAACTCATGCAACCACAGATAGATTGGCGTGAAACACTGCGCGAGTTTATACATACTACGTGCGCAGGGTCTGACTACTCTACGTGGAAACGTCCTAACAGACGGTACATAGGTGCGAATATCTACATGCCATCTGGTATCAGTCAGCAGGTCGATGAGTTGGTTGTGGCTATCGACATGTCTGGTTCTATCGGTAACGTGGCGTTGTCTGCGTTCTTGTCTGAGGTCAAGTCTGTGTGTGACACGGTAAAACCTAACAAGGTGCGCGTGTTGTACTGGGACACAAAGGTCTGTCGTGACGAAGCGTATGAGATGCACGAGCTAGATGATCTAGTGAAGTCAACCAAGCCAGCAGGTGGCGGCGGTACGGATGTCGAGTGTGTGCCTGAGTATATGCAAGAGCATGGCATCAAACCGCAAGCGTGTATCGTCCTAACAGATGGTGACTTGTATCGCGGATGGGGCACATGGAATACGCCTGTGTTGTGGTGCATCTTGGACAACGCCCGCAAAAAGCCCGACGTGGGCACAACTGTACATATTAAATCAAGGGAGATGTAAGGTGAGTAAGATAGGTAATTATGTCGTGGGTCTGCAAGAAAGAGATACCGATATTGAGCAGATACTCGACGGTGTGTTCTACAAAATTTTCGGTGCAGTACCGCCCAAAGGTGACGAACTTATGAAGTCGTTGGCGCGTGGGGAAGGGGACGACAAATGATGTTAACCCCTTTGGAACGAATGAAGAAGTTGGCCGAGGCAGAGAACCGGCAAGCAAGGCGGCAGTGGGGTAATAGTTCAGCATATGCGGAAGCACATGCCCGTCGAAAAAGAGACCAAAACTTGGGTGCGTATGGGGCAAGTGGGGGACGCCCACCTAATGATCCGACGAAGCTAACCCCACAAGCAAAACGGGTTAAGGAGTTGCTAGGTCAAGGTTTCCGCACGTTCGAGGTAGCCGAAGAGATGGGCATCAGCGCCCAAGGTGTATCAAGTTACAAGAAACGATATAACCTATAACAACTTTCGGGCACCTGCCCGAATACAAATGGAGAATACTATGAGTTACAATCATCAAAGAATATCTAGTATCGCGATCCATCAAGAGAGCTTGCTCAACGCACGGGCGATACCACAGGAGCTAACAGAGTTCTGCCTTGCGGTTACGAAGTCTATGCGCGGCGTCAAGACAACCCCCAGAACCCTCAACAGTGCGTGGGTCTACATGGAAGGCGAAGACATGGCTATGGGTTACATAGGCTACGGTGACTTCCAGACCAGCCGAGCAGCAGCGTCTAAAAAGTACGCCGTGTATGCACGAGGTATCCGCAACATGAAGTACAACGACATGAACGAGCAGCACTTCATGCGTGTGGCCCTGAAGATGGACGTGGCCCTGAAACATGCTAAGGCGTACTTAATTAACTACTCTACATCCGAGACTGCGCAAGCGTTGTATAACCCAGCGAAGGTGGCGGTCAGAGATGTAAGCACCACGGCAAGGATGGAGTATCGGAAAGCTAAAGAAGATGTTGGCCTAGTCTCCACCTTGGATTATCAAACCGGAAGTAGGGGCTTATGTAGTAACGCGCTCGAACGTGAGCTAGGTTACCTGATGTTAAGTGGGCATGTCTTCTCAAACCCTGAGTTGAGCACGGCCATCCAAGACATGCTTGCCAAGAAGAAGGTCTTCTCACGGTTTGCCGCTGCCGATGCTGTGCCTATGGACTTCGTACGTGCGTATACCATGAGCTACGGCGAACAGCGTGTGGACACTGTGCGGGTAAAGGACATATCAAGTTACAGGTTCGAGGTAGACAGAGACCACAACCGGACGTGGCTTGCCAAAGAACTACCCGAAGAACTTATGGGTCATATCGCAGTCATGTCTATGTGTGAGGATGGAGATTTCGTAGAAGACGTTGGGTACAAGGTAAGTGAGAATATGTTCTACCTCTATGTAGAAGATGTTACAACGTGAGTGTATCGGACGATAGTACATACCGAATAATCCTATCAAACAAAACTAAAACTGTCTCCGTGGAATGTTTTGGTATGTATCCGCTTGACAGGAGTGTTGACGGTACTTATGCTTCTGTGGACGAGCTACCTTTATGGATACAATATAAGCTGGCTGTGCTGTCTATGCTGGATGTCCCACCACCACTAAGCGATGTGGAAGGTGTGGGCAGTAAGCTAAGTCCTTATCTATATTGGGTGTACCCCTAAATTCGGGCAGGTGCCCGAAACTCAACGGGGTGGTTAGCGCCACCCCCACTACTGGTATCAATGGAGATTACTATGACCCCCGAAGCAAAAGTTAAGAAGGTTGTTGTCAAACAACTAAAAGAATTAGGCGCGTATTATTTCTACCCAGCCACCGGCGGCTACGGCAAAAGCGGTGTGCCTGACATAGTAGGGTGTTACAAAGGGTTCTTCTTTGGGTTCGAGTGCAAAGCTGGCAAGAACACAGCCACACCCCTGCAAGAGAAGAACTTAAAAGAAATCAACCATGCAGGTGGGCTTGACCTAATAGTGAATGAAGAAAATATGGACTCTGTTACAAGAGTTCTATCACGCTGGTCTGTATCCAAATAATAGCAACACTAAGGCTAAGTTGTGAGAGGCCAATTCATAGTGAAAATATCCGCAACAGTATGGGCAAAGTCTCCTATCGCGTTCAGCGTAAAACATTGTGACCATATCGGAGAAACCACGAGACGGTTAGCCCCTGCCTTGTAGGGTGGGGCACCTAACAAAACAGGAGAGGCAATAAATATGATCGAGTTAGACCTTTTGGACGCAAAGAACAAAAGTGCATTCACTGACGCTTTAAATACAACCAAACATGGTGACACTATAACTTATCATGTTGGGATATACGCAGGGGGGCTGTTTAAGAACGATGCCCTCGCAGCGGCAAACGCGGGTTTGGTAAACCTCGTGCAAAAGCGGCTATTCAAAAACAAGGCAACACGGGTTGGGCTTTTCCAGTACGTAGCGCAACGGACTAAGAAACGATTTAAAAAGTAACCAAGGAGAACGACATGGCTACTGTGGCAATTATAAAACTAACTCAACGGATGCTCACCAAAAGTATCATAGATGCAAACAAATCTGTGCTTGCGTTCGTTAAAGAACACCTGCCTGTAAGTTACGACGAGTTAAACAACGGACAAAAGGCAACCTATAGTGAAGCTATCTTTGATGACGGTACAAAAACAGAGTTGCGTATATACCGACGTCCACGCGGCGATGAACTGCTTTCAATCAAGGGGATTGCTAAACGCGCAAAGGTCGGGGACGTGGTGACACTGTTTGCCGACGCCACTAACGACGTACGTATAAGTATAAAGGGAGAACGACATGATTAAGAAAAGCAAAGCAGTAAAAATCTGGGCATACAAAGTTGACCACCCACTAGCCTCGGTAAGCGAAGTTGCGAAGGCCACCAAAACATCCTACGGGTACGTGTACAAACTGTTCCAAAAGATCGGTACGCCATCCAGAATATTAAGCTCTGTTGCGGTAGAAGACATACGTGCCGGGTCCGAGCCACGTTCATACTCACGCGGTGACGTGTTAGACACAGCCAAGCAGTATGTGACTAAGGACCGAGCGGCTGACCACGGTGACATGGAAGACAACTTTCAACGCATTGCAGATTACTGGTCGGTCCACCTAGACCAACGCATCGACGCCCACGATGTAGCAGTGATGATGACCTTGCTAAAGGTAGCGCGTATCAAATCCAACCCACGCCATATGGATAACTTCATTGACGGTGCGGGTTATTTAGCCTGTGGCGGTGAGCTTGTGAGCGCGTAATGGACCTCATAACCTTAGACTTTGAAACATTTTACGACAAAGATTATTCTCTGCGTAAGATGACAACAGAAGCCTACGTCCGTGATCCTCGTTTTGAGGTGATCGGCGTGGCTGTAAGAGTAAACAACAGGGAGACGGAGTGGGCTAGTGGAACGCATGAACAGATTAAAAAGTACCTCAAGACCTTCGACTGGGGCAAAGCTATGTTACTTTGTCATAATACTATGTTTGATGGTGCCATTCTTAATTGGCGTTTTGATATTCGTCCTCGCATGTATACCGATACTCTGTGCATTGCCCGTGCGCTACATGGGACTGAAGCTAGCGCAAGTCTCGGGGCGTTATCTGAAAGGTATGACATAGGCGTTAAAGGGACAGAAGTATTGGCTGCGCAGGGTCTGCTGCGTGGAGATTTTGGACCCGAAGCACTAGCAGCGTACGGGGACTACTGCATCAATGACGTGATCCTAACCTATAAGTTGTTTAGTATTATGGCACGTAAGTTTCCTAAGTCGGAGCTACAGTTGATCGACCTCACCTTGCGTATGTACACTGAACCCTCATTAGAGTTGGATGCCGACCTATTAGCCTCGCACCTCGACGACATTAAAGAGCGTAAGAGTAAGCTGTTAGTAGATGCAGGGGTGACGGATAAGAAAGAGCTTATGTCTAACCCTAAGTTCGCTGAATTGCTGAAGGGGTTTAATGTTGATCCGCCTATGAAGATTAGCCCGACGACAGACAAGGAGACGTTCGCGTTTGCCAAATCAGACGAGGGTTTCAAGGCGTTGCTCACACATGAGAACGATAAGGTACAATCTCTAGTAGCTGCACGTTTGGGTACTAAAAGTACCTTGGAAGAAACACGGACGCAAAGGTTCATAGACATCTCTGCTCGTGGCCTTCTACCCGTACCTGTAAGATATTATGCAGCACACACTGGACGGTGGGGCGGGGACGATAAGATCAATCTGCAAAACCTACCAAGCCGTGGGCCGAACGGTAAGAAATTAAAGCGTAGCATTGTGGCTCCCGAAGGGTATTCTCTGATTGACTGTGACAGTTCGCAGATCGAAGCGCGTGTGTTGGCATGGCTAGCAGGGCAAGATGATCTGACTAGCGCCTTCGCCAAGGGTGACGATGTGTATAAGCACATGGCGTCCAGTATATATAACGTGCCAGTAGATGGGGTGAGCAAGGACCAAAGGTTCGTGGGCAAGACTACAATCCTCGGTGCCGGTTACGGCATGGGTGCGGTCAAGTTCCAAGTACAGTTGCAAGGTATGGGTGTATACATAGAGCTTGAAGAAGCGCGGCGTATCATTGACATCTACCGCAGTACCAACGGAGCTATCAGCCAGTTATGGCGTGACGCTAACAACATGGTGCAGTATATGGCTCGTGGCGATAGCGTACAGTTTGGTAAGGAAGGTGTCTTGCAAGTAGACGCACGGAAGAACGCTATCATGTTACCTTCTGGTCTACCCATGTTCTATCATGGCCTAGCCGCAGAGAAATCCGAACGTGGCTATGAGTACACCTACCGAACTCGCAAAGGACCAAACAGAATATACGGCGGTAAAGTTGTCGAGAACGTGTGCCAAGCTGTTGCACGTTGTATCATAGGGCACCAAATGATACTCCTTGCTAAGAAGTACAAGGCTGTGCTAACTGTACATGATTCAATAATTACCTGTGTACGTGACGAAGAACTAGATGAAGCACAAGCGTACATGGAAGAGTGCATGAGCCAGACGCCCGATTGGGCCGAAGGATTACCTATAACCTGTGAAAGTGGCACAGGCAAATCATATGGAGAATGTGAATGAGTACGATAGAAATCACCTGTACTGAAGCAGAGTTTTACGAAGTTATGCGCGAGAGCGCTTTAGGGCGTGATTGGTTGCGCTGGCACAAAAAGAACCCCGACTTTTTTACCCTGTTTGAACGGTTTACCGCAGATGCAATAAGCCGAGGACATAAGAATTTAAGCGGTTGGTTGATAACCAACAGAGTGCGTTGGGAGACTAGCGTAGTAACTAGAGGCAACGAGTATAAAATTTCTAATAACTTCATTGCATTGTTTGCGCGGTTATACATGGTACGGCACCAACAGTACGTAGGGTTCTTTAGAACAAAACGTATGAAACGCCTTACGCGTGATGTGTTTAACTCAGAAAGTTCTGTTGATGACTAAAGTATCGCCGTGGTCTTTCAGCAGGATCAAAGCATTTGAGCAATGTCCTAAGCAGTTCTACCATGAGAAGATACTCAAAGAGTTTCCGTTTAAACAGACTGAGGCTATCTTGTATGGCTCTGCGTTCCACAAGATGGCAGAAGACTTTGTAGGTGCAGACGTACCTGTGCCTAAGAAGTTTAGCTTTGCGGAAGAGGCACTGGTATCACTGAAGAACCGCAAGGGCAAAAAGCTATGCGAGATAAAGCTGGGTGTAACAGAGAACCTAGAAGTCTGTGACTTCTATGCCAAGGACGTTTGGTTCCGTGGTATCGCTGACCTAGTAATACTCGACGATGATCTTGCGTGGGTGGTGGACTACAAGACAGGTAAATCTGCCAAGTACGCAGACAAGGGTCAGTTAGAGTTGATGGCCTTGGGGTTGTTTGCCAAGTACCCCCAGATCAAAACTGTACGTGCAGGGCTACTATTCGTTGTATGTAATGACTTGGTAAAAGACACATACATGGAGTATGATAAGGGCAAGCTGTGGGAAAAATGGTTGGGCAAGTACGCGCAAATGAAAGCTGCCGCAGACGATGACATGTGGAACGCACGACCTAACGGGTTATGCAGACGCCACTGCCCTGTAATTGAATGTGTTCACAATGGAGCAAACTGATGAGAAAACGTAAGAAGCAAGTCAACGCCCCTGTAGGTAGTAAGACGTTTGAGGCACGTATGGAACGTCAGCGTGCCCGCCGCAAGGTTGATAAAGAAGGTGCAGATCGCAATGGCAATGGTAAGGCCGACAAGCGTGAAGGCAAAGATGTTAGTCACAAGAAAGCCTTGTCCAAAGGTGGTACTAACAAAGATGGCGTGACCATAGAAAGTTCAAGCAAGAACCGCGCTCGTAACTACAAAAAGAAAAAATAATTCGGGCAGGTGCCCGAAAGGAGAACGGTATGCGAATAATCGACAGTAAGGCGTTGCTATTGAAGCTACGCAATCCAAAACGTGTCACTGAAACAGTGCCAAAGAGTACGATAGTGCGAGACAACGAGGTTCTGGTAAACTGGGGTCTCGACGAGATGCACACGTTAAAGAAGCTGAACATCAATGTCCCATCTCCTATACAAGGGCAGTACAAGTGGACGGGCAAGTATGAACCGTTCGACCACCAGAAGAAGACCGCAGCGTTTTTTACAATGAACCGCAGGTCTTTCTGCTTCAACGAACAGGGTACAGGCAAGACAGCCAGCGCAATATGGGCCGCAGACTTCCTACTTAATCAAGGCAAGATCAAACGCGTTCTGGTCATATGCCCTCTGTCAATTATGGACTCAGCATGGCGCGAAGACTTTTTTACCTTTGCCCCGCATCGCAGTGTAGATATAGCCTACGGCGCATCCAAGAAACGCAAAGCAATCATAGAGCAAGGTGCAGACTTTGTGATAATAAACTATGACGGTGTGGAGATTGTATCCGAGGAGATTGCCAACGGTGGGTTTGACCTCATCATTGTGGACGAGGCAACGCACTACAAGAACGCACAATCAAAACGGTGGAAGACACTAAACAAACTTATTAAGGACGATACGTGGCTGTGGCTAATGACGGGTACTCCCGCCGCGCAGTCTCCGCTTGACGCTTACGGGTTAGCTAAGATGATTAACCCCCTCAACGTGCCAAGGTTCTTTGGATCGTTTAGAGATATGGTCATGCGCAAAGTTACGCAGTTTAGGTGGATCATCAAACCAGAAGCAACTGACCTTGTGTTTAACGTGTTACAACCTGCCATCCGTTTCACCAAAGAACAGTGCCTTGACCTGCCAGCTATGACATATGTCAAACGTAAGGTAGAGTTGACGCGCCAGCAGCAGAAGTACTACGACATGCTGAAGAAGAAACTTGTTATGACAGTGGGTGACGACGAAGTATCCGCAGTGAACGCCGCTGTCATTATGAACAAGCTACTACAGATTTCTGCGGGTGCCGTGTACACCGACGAGGGCGACACCTTAGAGTTCGACATCAAACATCGGTATAAAGTGTTAAGAGAAGTGATCGACGAGAGCAGCCAGAAGGTTCTTATCTTTGTACCTTTTAAACACACCATTGACATACTGACAGATAAGTTGCGTACTGACGGGATTACCACAGAAGTTATACGTGGTGACGTGCCTGTAGCTAGGCGCACGGACATATTCAAACGGTTCCAAACAACTGATAACCCGCGCGTTCTGGTTATCCAGCCGCAGTCTGCGGCACACGGTGTTACGTTAACCGCTGCCAATACAGTTGTCTGGTGGGGTCCGACACCATCTTTAGAGACCTACGCGCAAGCAAACGCGCGGGTTCATCGGTCAGGTCAGACGCATCCGTGTACTGTGGTACAGCTTCAAGGGTCTGCTGTAGAAAAGCGTGTTTACGCACTTCTCGACAAGAGAATTAACGTCCACACAAAAATGATAGATTTATACAAGGAAATACTTGACTAGCCTATTGCTCGGTACTACAGTGTAAGTCTCGTTAGTGCAGGAGAGTTAAAATGAGTGATAATAGCGACATTCCTGCGGACAAACTCACTAAGGCGTATATCAAAATACGGTCAGAGAGAGCGTTGTTGTCTGCGGAATTTAAGGAACGAGATGGATCGTTGGTTCGCCAACAAGATATCTTGAAGAAAGCGTTACTAGATTATTGTGACTCGCATAATGTTGAAAGCGTACGAACATCTGAGGGTTTATTTTTTAGGTCTACGAAAACGAAATACTGGACAGGGGATTGGGAATCTATGTACTCGTTCATAAAAGAACATGACATGCCCGAATTTCTGGATCGGCGTTTGAACCAGACCAACGTAAAACAATTCTTAGAAGAGAATCCAGATGTTATGCCGAAGGGGCTTAACATTGATAACGAGTACGTAATCTCAGTTAGGAAGAAATAATGGCAGAACCATTTATACAGATAGAGGAGTTGGCGAAGCATTTTGCAGTATCCATCTCTACTATTAGGGCGTGGGTACGGCAGGGTCATATCCCTAAAACCACGTATATTAAGATCGGTAACACCTACCGGTTCAACAAAACCTCAGTGACTGAAGCCCTAACAAAAGGTGCGCAGGACGTAAACGAGGCTCCGATTGAAGAACAGTTACAGTTCGATTTCGGTGTAGACGAAGACGCATAAACGCCAGAAGGAGAACAACATGGCTGAACAATATATCATTGAAAACGTAGAGGCGTTATGGCCTCGGATTGACCAGACGTACGTCTTCGATCAGAAGGTAAGACGTAGTATGCCTTGCGGTCCACGAGACACTAACGCTGAATTTTCCATAGGTTTTCGTATGGACAACGGAACGGCAAAAGCATTGTTCATAACGATGAGCAACGTGTGGAGCGCTAACAGAGAGAAGTCTTGGCCTGAAGTGCTGACTAACTCGCTTGTCAAAGACGACAACGGAACATACACCGGTAAGTCAAACATAAAAGGTGCTTATAGCGGTAAGCTCACTACTAAGCCGTTACAGGTAGATTCTCAGGGCACTCCGTTGCCAGATGACTTCCAGCTAACTACGGGTAGCACAGTCAGCGTAGCAGTAACCTTTACTCCCTACTACATGTCAGAAAACAACTGGGGCGTATCCCTACGGTTGAAGGCTGTACAGGTTATCAAGTACGTTCCGATGGAAACACGTAATCCGTTTGACGCAGTAGACGGGGGCTTCGTACTTGAGGACGACAATCCGTTTGCAGGGGGCGCACCAACACCTGCCAAAAGCAATAACGTACTAGACGATAGCTTGCACGAAGGGTTTGACGAGGAAGAAGCTCCGGTAAAAAGAACTGCTACAAAAGCAGCACCGGCTCCAGATTCTGACGCGGGAGACCTTGGGGCGATCATTGATAATTGGGACGACTAAACGATCCCATGCCACGGCTATTAACTTAGCCGTGGTTAACCTTACAATGGCGAGTGGTGGCTATGGAAACGAAAAGATTTTTAGATTTAGTATTAGGCTCTGAGGGCTACTACTGTGTGTGGGCTAATAACCCTGCTAAACAAATACAACAAAAGTTCTATACTTCTGTAGAAGAAGTTATAAGCGCGGCGCATGACCTTAGCGATCATGGTTGGAACGCGTTCTACGCACTAGGAACTTATGAGAAGGCTGGCTCCCGTGTAGCGGATAACGTCATGCGGATGAAGTCGTTCTTCTTAGACCTAGATTGTGGACCTACCAAAGAATTTGCAGACAAAGAAACTGCCATCGCGGAGTTGCAAGGTTTCTGCAAGCAGCACAGTCTACCTACCCCTACACTTGTTAACTCAGGACGGGGCATACATGTGTACTGGATTTTAACCGAGGCTGTTGCGCGAGATGATTGGTGGCCAGTAGCTGAACGCCTGAAGAACTTATGCACAGCCAGCGGTTTTAAGGCTGACCCTTCGGTTACTTCTGATGCGGCGCGTATCTTACGTGTACCTTCTACTTACAACTACAAGTATGACCCCCCACTACCTGTTACGTTTTACGGTATAGAAGCTCCTACCACTGTGGGGTTTGAAAAGTTTTCTGCGTTACTTGGTGGTGATCCGATACCAGTACCAACCAAGTACACGGCCAGCACCACTAGTGCGTTCCAAGACGCGATGAACGAAAACCAAAAAGGTAGTTTCAAGCGGTTACTGCTTAAAACAAACAAAGGTAATGGGTGTGGGCAGATAAGTCACATTATCCAGAACCAGAAAACAGTACCCCATGATCTATGGCGGTCAGGGTTGTCTATTGCAAATGTATGTAAAGACGGGGACAAAGCGGCAGCGCTTATGTCAAGTGAACACGAGGACTACAGCCTAGAAGCTACACTGCATAAGATGGCAGACACAGGCGGTCCACATTTCTGTTCAACGTTTGAGTTACACAACCCTGAGATATGTGCCGTCTGCCCTAACAAGGGCAAGATATCCACACCTGCTATGCTCACGAAAGAGATACGGGCAGCGGCACCAGAGGATAACACCGTAACAGACATGACTAAGGATACTCCACAGATATACCAAATACCGACATTCCCTAACCCATATTTCCGAGGTCAGAACGGCGGGGTGTATATACGTGGCGAGAACGCAGATGGTGACCCAGAAGAAGTTTGCGTGTACCACCACGATTTTTACGTCACTCGTAGGTTACATGATGTGGAGTTAGGGGAAGTCATAGCGTTTGCACTTCACTTGCCAAGAGATGGGGTACGAGATTTTGTGGTGCCACTAGCTGCAGTTACCTCAAGGGAAGAGTTCCGTAAAAATATGTCTATGCACGGCGTAGTCACTTTTGGGAAGGATATAGATAAACTAATGACCTATACAGCGGCATGGATAAAAGAACTACAGCAGACCACCACAGCTAGTGAAGCGCACCAACAGTTTGGCTGGGTTGACGATACTAAGATGGATGAGTTTGTGTTGGGTGACCAACTAATTACTGCCAAAGGTGTCGAGTATAACCCACCCTCCGCAAAAACTTCGGGGTACATAGAGAAGTTTAAACCTAAAGGTACGCAAGAACGTAGTAGAGAGATACTGGATTGGTACAACCGTGATGGTATGGAACTACATCAATTTACTGTATGTGGTGGTTTCGGTACTATACTCATGCCCTTTACAGGTCTGTACAGTCTAGGCGTACATCTGTTCGGTAAAACAGGTGGCGGAAAAACAACTGCTATGTACGCAGGGTCGTCTATATGGGGTGACCCATTTGGGCTAACGGGTACTACTGGAGATACACTCAACTCAAAAATGAACGCTGCGGAGCTTATGCACAACCTGATGTTAAACACAGACGAGATGACAAACCTCGTTGGTAAGGAAGCATCTCAGTACGCATACCAACTGTCCGAAGGTAAGCAGAAAAACAGGATGGCGGGTGGAGGCAACCACGAACGTGTTAGGGGTAAACCTTGGAGATTACTGGCTTTCTCTACGGGTAACGTGAGCATGTACGCGCAAATGGCTATGTTTAAAGGCGACACTAGAGCAGAAATGCAGCGTTTACTAGAGCTTAGAGTAGACGAGATGCCTCGTGTTGAAGTTAACCAGCAGGAAGCAGATGCACAGCTTACGGACGTGCAGCTTAACTACGGCCACTTCGCGCCTATATACGTGCAATATGTTATAAACAATAAAGAAAAAATAGCCGCGCTGTACAAAGACATTAAGGCGAAGCTGGATAAGAAAGCTGGGTTGAATAACGTCAACCGTTTCTGGTCTGGTGGTTGTGCGGTTATACTTACTGGGGCTTATATAGCTAAAGAAGTAGGCATAATAGATTACGACTTGAAGAAGTTGTACCAATGGGTCGCAAAAATGTTGGTTACGGTGAAATCATTTGTAGACGACAGCACCGCTTCCGTTCAGACACTCGTCACTGATTTTATGACTGAGAACTGGACAAACATACTGAAGATAAAGAGTACGCAGACTTCCGCAGGGCAGGATGGTATAGCTACTATGGTTATACCCGAACAGAACCCACGTAACATGTTTGTGGCACGGTTCGAGACAGACACACAAATGCTGTTCATCGTGCAGAAGCATTTCCAGAAGTGGCTTGGTGAGCAGAAGATAGACTACACCAGCACAATCGAGGAGATGACGAAACAGATGGGCGCTAAGAAAGTTAAGAAGCGTATCAGTAAGGGCACTAACTTTAACCTACCTGCTTCATGGACGATATCTGTGAAACTAGAGGGGGCAGACGTTGTACCAAAACCCACTGAAGACTGACGATATAAACCCTGACACTGTTAAGATTATAGTTCAGTGGGATAAGATGGTTGTCGGCGCATCGGTATTTGTTCCTTGCATTGACACCGAAAAAGCCAAGCAGCAACTGGAAAAAGTCGCAGAGTTAAAATCATGGCAAGTAGAAATGCGGGTCAGAATAGAGAACGAAATGTTTGGGGTTCGCATATGGAGAACTGTATGATAGCCTACCCTTGACAAGTTTGGACACACTTGTCGTTCTCCTTACTACGCCCCCGCCTTACCAGCGGGGGTTTTTTAGTCAAAGAGTTGTATTCCTTGGTCATACTCTTCCAAGCTGCTGCGCATCAGAGGTGTGTACTCAATACCACCTACCATCTTACTTGTTCGTGTATCAAATGCCTTACGAGACCGTTCGATTGTCTTTGGAAGAATAAGGTTTTTAGATCGTGCATCACGAGGCAACCCGCTGTTGTACTTTCTTATGTCCCTAAGCGCATCTCTGTAGGCTTTCCGATCCCCGTTTGCGGCGGCGATGTTTGCTTGGCGTAGCAGAGATGTACGTTTTTTACCGAGGTAAGTATTCTTCCGACGCTCGTTCTTGTTTATGTCATATTGTCTATTGACATCAGCGTTAGCGAAGCCGCCAGCTTGAGCGAGTATCTGAGCGATACCTATGTCTTCAACAACGGCGTCACCTCTGCGAGTTCGTACCTCACCTGTAGCAAGCTGCTCCCCACCCTTTAGCACGTTGCGCACCGCAGCGGGGGCTATAGCTTTGGCAGCCCTTGCATACTCACCTTCTGCGGCGTCTTTAAAACCACGTTCAACACTTAGCCCGATACCTACAACGGGACCACCGAACTGTTCTATAAGAGTGTAGAATAGTGATTGGTCTTTATCAATAATTGGTGGGCGGTACAGCAGGCTGTTCATACCGATACGGCTGGCAACGTCTACACCCAGAGCCGCGTTTATGGCCCCGCCGTACAACCCTTCGCCAACAGTCTTGCGGAGCATAGCATCAAAGTCGTCCTCATCATCATCAACGAAGATATTGTAAATTTGCCCTACCGCCCCCAGCAACGGCATACCCGCGACACCGGCAAACAGCCCCGTAGATATCAGAAAACGCGCCAACTGCCCCTGTGCAATTTTACGGTTTGCTACGGTATCTGCATCGCCCCCTGCTTGGAACGCTTCGTTCGTCATAGTTGCCATCATGTGGTATTTACTAATAGCAAACCGCTTAAACAACATTAACACGTTGCCATACGATGACTGCGAGTACACAGGACGCCCTGCTGATGCTGTCGCACCCAGAGTAAATTCTGTTTCTTTAACGGCAACTGCAGCGGCTTCACGTTTTTCGAGGTCTGTAAGTGCGCTACCCTTCTTTGCTTTCATGCGGTCTACTTCAAGCATGTAGTTAGCAGTCATTGCAACTTCGCGGTTGTAACGCTCGGAGTGGTGGAACAAGAAACTTGTAAAAGAGTTTATCTTCTCTAAAACATCTTTAGCGTTGTTCATATCCAGTTCTTCTTGGTTCAAGGACTGGTTTATCTGTGCGTTCTCTGTAGCAACTTCGGCTAGTATTTCTAAATCTTTTATTCTGGGGTCGAGGTCGGGGTCACTGAAGTCGTAGTTACCTATAGAAAACCCTGCCATCCCAGTGTTGACTTTGCGTTTGGTCATGTTGCCATTTTCGTCCATTACGGCAACCATTTTAGTTTTTGGACTTTTCGCTAGAATAGATGTAGCCGCACCCATAGCCCTAAAAGTAGCCCTGTCACCGTACCGGCCCATGAGGCGTGGAGCCGTACTCATAAACACGTCGAAGGTGGTAATGGCAGCGGAAGACAAGTTCCAACCCATAGTCCATGCGTACCCTGCAGCCGTGAGTGATTGAGACCACCGTGGGATATTAGGACTCTTGGCGAAGTTAACAATTAGGTCCAACCTGTCTCGGTACAACATCGTAGTTGGGTCTGTTCTCTTTGCGTCTAGTCCTAAGACATCGCGTTGGAATATTTCTAGCTGGGCACCAAACTCCATCTGCACAAGTTGACGGTTGTAATCACGTCCTTTGGTCTGAACCATATCTATAAGGTCGTATGCCTCTGCGGCCATCCCTGTAGGAGTAACATCTCCTAAGAAACCACGAACGTCTTTACGTTTTTGGAACGACTGCATAAACGAACGCTCTGGCATGGAGTCAATGGCGAGGTTTACAACACGGTCAACTGTTGCCTTGTCCGCGCCATTGGCATTTAATATTTGGAGTACCTCATAAACAAACGAGGTTTTTGGTGCGCCACTAAAGTCCCGTACCTCAGAGGCTTTACCGTCGTGCATTCCAACGGGGTTACCAGCTTTATCAACGATATACGCCCGTCTTGGGTCGTTTGCGGGAAGTTTAGCTAACGAATTTTTGTTGTATTCTAAAACTTTTACTTTGGCTTTCTCTAGCTGTCCCCTTGTTTTAAAATATTCTACAAACATTTCGGGTTGGTTTGTTTCAGGGTCGAGAGCGTTGTACTCCAGACGGTGCGGTCCAAAACGTGTGAGTGGAGCAAACGGTTTAATACGCCCACGCTCTCGGTTCAAAAGCTCGGCCAGTTTGTCTCTTGCCCTCTTCCGCGCCGTAACGTCCCCTATGGTGGCCGCTAGGTTTGTTTCTATTGCACCCATGACGTCGTTCAAAGATTTCTCAAAGTTGTTGGTTATAATTTTGTACAGCTTCTGCCCCGTGGCATCTACAGTACCATCCGCGTTTTTAACGGCTAAACTTTCGTACTGCGCCCGAAGTTTTTTGTGGACTTCCCTAGCTCTAACTAGATCATAACCTTCTTCGCCCTCTTTGCGCCCGTAGGCTTTTTCAAAGTTAGCTTCGCGTGGATCAATACGTTCTTTAGATGCGTTAGGCACCATAGATTGCAGGATGGTGTATAGCTTGGGCGATTTTTTTCTAAAGGCTCTCAGATCGTTAACAATCGGGTCTAGTGATTCATTCCTGCCGCGCAAGGCCGCACTCATATTGTTTATTATGGTGTTAAGCTCACTAGCTCTGGGGATACGTGACTCCGACAATGCTGTTAAGATGTTAACAGGTTGTAAGTTCAGCCATACTTTCTTAGCGGGTAGTGGCACTTTGCTACCCATCCAGTTCCTACCTTCTTGTATATAGTCGTACATCGCTTTTTTAGTGGTAACTTTAACAGCGTTGGGTGCGGTGCCTATATTGTTTATAACTCCTGCCGCGCCTTTAGGTGTTTGAGCCTCCATGTATATTTTAGTAGCCGCCCGCCCATCGTAAGTCGGTGCAATTATCTCCTGCACCAGCTTGTCCACTGCATCAAATGTAGAAGTTTCAGATACAGTAGGGCGTCCGAAGAAAGTACGTACGTAATTAGCTATGTCTCGTACTAACCGAAGAAATGGGTTGCCCCCGTTTACTGTGGTAGTTTTTAACTGTGTCTGGAAGTCGGGGTTAGCAAAAGCCTCTGCTACGAACTCGTCTAAGTTAGTTACACCGTACTCTCCAGCCAACTGCTCCTTAACACCCTCAAATATCCTGTTTAATTTTTTGGTTAGCGGGTGTGACTTGTTAGCTATTGTAGCGGACGTAACCGCGTGCAACATTTCGTGGAGCAGCGTGTGCGCATTGATACCAGCTTTTTCGTCTAGCGCTATCGTGTTGGTCTCAGGATCAAAGTAACCTGCCAAACGTGTAGAACCATCGTCAGTTTTAAGATTCTTTTTAGTTATAAGTTTTGTATTACCTATATTTTCCATAAGACGTTTTGCTAAAAGTGCGATGTCTTTTGATCCTGCAGTAAACCGGAGTGCGTTTAACGCTCCCGTTAAGTCACCCTCAAGGATGGCAGCTTTTACAGAAGGACGCAGCGGTGTGTCTATTGCAAATTCTGCGGGTAAGTTGAAATCTTCGTTGCTAATAACTTCCAAATCCGCCAATTCTTCAGGGGTTAACTTTGACCGTGCTTTTACTACTCTGTCTCCAGCTAGGTAGTTAGCCTGCGAAACACGAGCTTGACTCCCTTTTTGTAGTTCTGTTGTTACGTATTTCTGTAACTCAACAGACATGTTTGCCTCTTTAGAAGTTAGCCAATCAGTAATCTTACGGGCGCTATCTCTGCCCATAGAAGGTAGATTATTGTCTTTGTCCGCAGTGTAGAACTGCGATAAGTCAGCGTTGTCTTTGTATTCGATAGCGTCTTTTTTCCTAGTAGGAATTTGCATACTTACATCGTATATAATCGCGTCTAAGGCGGCGGTGAACGTAGGGTACTGATTAAAGTATTTTTGTACTGCGTTGGCAAGTCGCGAACGTGGGGCGCTTGTCCGTTTGGATTCCGCTAGTTTAAGTATTTTGTTTTTATCACTCGCGGTTATAGGCGCTTGCGGAGCGGTTAAATCTGAATCCGCGTTGCCTTGCCTTTGAATAACCGCATCTTGCGCGGCGAAAATAGCCTCTTGTTTTGCGTCGGCTTCTTTAGTCTTTACTGTTTCCGCACGAGCTTTCGTAGCCGCGTCAGATTTTTGATCTGCAAACTTTAAACTTTCTCTAGGCGTAGTTGCTTTTTCAGCGGCAACACGTTTTGCTTTTGCTTCTTTTAACTCGGCAGGAATTGGTTGTGCTGGTGTTTTCGCGGTTTGTTTTCCGGGGGCAGCATCACGACTTAAAGAACGTTCTAGTGTATCTGACTTTGTTCTTGTTGCTCCTGCAGTTGATCCAGACTCCACGACAGGGCTTCCCACTCCGCTAGTTCTAGGTGCTGTAGGTTTTTTGGGACTTTTCGCGGTAGTGGTAGCGATAGGAACTGCTGCTGCGGACTTGCTTCCCACATTTGACTTAGGAGTTGGAACGCGGTCTCTACTTGTTTTTGGCTTAATTTCTGCAGTTTTGACATCGGGTTTTTTCTCCTTTGCCGTTGCCCTTGTTTTAGCAAATGGTAAATCTAATTGTGCTTCGGAGGTAGCTTGAAGCTCTCGGTTTATTTTTGTTTTTACTGTAGCAGAAGTATTCTTGTTCCCTGCCAGTGTAGCAAACTGTTGTCGTACTTCTGTGTCGTTAAAGTCTTTACCCATAACACGTTTACGAATGGGGGCAGACGGCGGCACGCCCAGCTTGTCAAACAGCGCAGCGTCTACAATCTTTGGCTCTACAGTTGTTTCTGCAGTAGTCTCCTGCGCAGGTGCAGTACCAAAATCGCGTTTACGCCCTAGTGTGGGGAGGGATTGCTGTATTGGCTCTACAGGTTTAGGAGCGACCTCCGCTTCCATAGCAGTTTGGCGTGGGTCTACCACTGCAGGTAAAGGCGCAGGTGCCATGTCAGCAGTAACCCTATCAGGAGCTTTGGCGACTATAATAGCAGACGCTTTTTCTATACTAGCGACTTCGGCAGGTGTAGCTGTGGCTTTTCCTATACCTGCAGCGGTCAATGCGGATTCAAATGCACGCTGCAAAGCCGCTGGCTGTTTAAGATCACCTGCGTTGGCTACTGTATCCTGTAGTATCTTCGTGCGCGTAGCCTCAGACTGCTTTGCCCGACCAGTATCGCGCTGGCCTTCCACTGTTTCCAGTGCGGATGCTTTCTGCAAGTCAGTTTGAGCCTGAGTACGTGTGTCGCTGCCAGTTCGGTCAAGCTCGGCTATAAGGCTGTCTGTATCTGCATCTAACTGATCCGCTGCGGACCTACGTAACTTAGCGCTAGTGTCTTGCGTTTGTTCCCTAGCAAGGTCTGCTTTAATCTCGGTGTCTTGTTTACCCGCAACTGCGCCAACGCCACTTTTTGCATCTGCTACAGCTTTAGCCAGACGTTCTTTATTCTGTACACCCTGTGGAGGAGTAAACTCTTCGGGTTTAGTGCCGAGAGGTCGTTTATCAACAGGGGAACCTTCTATCAAACTCAATAGTGGTTGGTACTGTGTATTTTCTAGTTCAGCTTTAACTTGGTTTATCGGGCTGTCTTTTAAAGCGCGGAAAGTTGCGGGAGTTATTGACCCGTCGTTCTGTAACTCGGCTTTAGCTTGTTCTACAAGTTCTGTAGTCCTCTTTGCAGTCGCCTTAGTTTTTTCGTTCTCGGCTACAAGACCTGCTAAACCTTGTTCGCCAGTTTCTATTCTTTGATCCCTCGTGGTAGCTTGGCCTGTTCCAGCGTCTAACTGAATACCAAGATCATCTGGGCCTGTAATCTGCAACTGCGGGGGCTGATCGGTAATCTGTAACGGTTCTGTTTGCGTGACGGGGCTACCAAGTTCTGCTGCGCTAGGTGCCGGTAATTGTAGTAAGGCTTCTGGCTCTGCTTCTGGAACGCCGGCACGTCTAGCTGCTCCACCGAGACCACCGAGACCACCACCTAGTAGACCTGCGGCTAAACCAGCTTCACCATACTCTCGCAGGGCTTCCGCACTTGTTATAGAGAGGCCCGCTTGCGCACGTTCAAGGACAGCTTGCCCAATCTCAGTAGGTATCTCTGTAGCGGCACCGACGCCAGCGCCTTTAGCAGCGCGTGTAAACAGCCCTTGGCCTGCCGGTGCAGCTTTTGCGAGTGGCCCAAGAACATATTTTGCGCCCAACATAGTAAAGATCGAATCCATAAGTGCCTGTGGTACGGCTGTAAGGAACGCAGCGCCTTCATTAACCCCAGTACGATCCCCCTCAGCAGCGGATATTTGCCGTTCGCGGTTTCCCCCAAAGAACAAGGGGATCGCAGCTAATGCGCCACCAACAACAGCGCCTATGGCCGCTCCGGGGGCTGCTCCGATACCAAAGAAAGCGGCACCAGCACCACCACCATAAGCGGCACCAGCGGCGGCACCCGCGGCAACCTGTGCCATTTGTGGAGCAGACTCACCTACTAGCTCCCCCGCTGCGCTCAGACCACTACCAACACCGTCAACATCACTTAGCCTTGTGGAGAACCGTTCCGCGCGTTGTAATTCAGCTTCGTTATTAAGCGCAATCTCAGAACCAAATTTCTCAAGACCTTCAAGCCCTAAGACACTCCCTATACCCTCTGTTGCGGACCCAAGGTTTTGTTGCAAGGAGTCAATACCACGACCAATACCACGTCCAATCGCAGTGTTGGCATCCCTACCACCTACAACTTCCGTCGCTAATCGTTTGTCTATCTTTGCCTGTCTCTCCCCTTGCCGTTCCACAAGAGCGGGTTTACTAGCTTCAACGCGTTGTTGAGCGGCTATCGTTAACAGTTCTCGGAGAGGAGTATCTCGGGGAGCTTCTACTTCAATTTGAGAACCATCGTCGAGGTCTAGCGTGTAAATACCCATGTTAGTTGTTCTCTACTCTCTAAAACCACTTATATTTCCAGATAATGTCGGCATGGATAACGTATCTTGGAAAACTTGATTTGCCAAAGTTTCAAGCTCAAGACGGTTCTGACCAGCATCGTTTGGTTGGTTTAATACGTTTTCTACCGCAGCGTAAATTCTAGCTCTAATCGCCGCAACTTCCGCTTGGGCACCAGCAATACGCCTTGGGGCACCATCCTCGATTGCGTCCGCCAGTTCATCACCTGCGTTCCGTAGCGCTTCACTTTCTGGCCCAGTTGTTTCTTCAGCTAGACGTAGCGCGTCACGCGTAATGTTAATTTCAGTTAAAACTTGTGTAGCAGCTTTTTGTTTTATTTGGATACTTTGGTTTTTTACCGTCAAAAGATCAATGTGTCTTTGTAATTTCTTATCGGCAGAGATAAGTAGGTTTGCTTCTCGCGCTGCGATCCTGTCCGCGTCTTTCGCTGCGATGTCCATTTGTTTCTCGGTCATGCTATTAAAAACAGTTATCATATTGCGTTCATTTAGTTGAGCGTCTTTGCTCATACTTGTGCCTAATATAAGACCAGCTTTCCCAAGGCCCGCGTCCATATCCATACGGCTTTCTTCCATCAGGAACTCGTCTACCATACGGTTACGGCGGTTTGTTTTGCTCTTATCCATAGCGGCTTTGCCGCCTTTCATGGCCTCGCCCATAGAACCTGTGCCGCCCATACCGATTAAGAAGTTGTTGAGGTCTTCATTCGGGCTGTAGTTCTCCTTGTCAAACTCTGACATGCGAGTTTTCATGTCCTCGAAAGACTGGTTATTTGCATCACGGTTCAAGTAATCATCTGAGAAAGCTGTACCCTTGCGCAGTGCAACATCGCCAGACATATCATTGACTGAATCCATAGGAGTTGCATCTATTTGGTCAATCGTTTGAATTGCATCGGGCAGAGCAGGAGGTGCTTCCGCTGTTTCTACTTCTGATTCTACCACTGGATCAACGACTGGATCAACGACTGGATCAACGACTGGATCAACGACTGGGTCTACAGTGGGAGGTATTACAACAGGAACATCTGGTCCCCCAAACGCTTCGACTCCCGGAGGCAATAAACTCTTTAATCCTTTTTCGTCTAAGCCTGCTTCGTTGTCCGCTATTTCATCCTGCACTCCAGTCAAAGTTTCAAATGTTGGCGCACGTTCCGCAGAGCCAGTAGTGGGGTCAGATAGTCCTAACATAGCCCCAATACGCGATTCTGATATATCAGTGCCTATGTTTTTAAAACCTGCTATGGGGTTCGTTATTAACAGGTCGTATAAAGCTGCGGGTATATTTTTGGTTCCTGAACCAAATTGGCCTAAGCTGGCACGGTCATTTATAGAATCTAAAACACTTTTCCGCTGCGCTTCGGGCATAGCCGCAAAATCGTCCGCACTGATCCCAAGTTCGTTAATACGTTCTTGTACGGAGCTACCAACTTTAACTTGGTTGTTCCCGTCGTCACCAGCGAAACCAACAATACCACCTCCAGCCATACGACGGACGGGACCACCGTTAGCAGCCTGCATCATACGCGCGTTAGCAAGTCCCGCAGCTTGAGGGCCACCCTGTGGTGGCATAGGAGGACGTGCCGGTTGCCCCCCTGTTAATCCAGCAAGACCACCAGCTTGTTGTGGTGGCCGACCAGCCCCCTGCGCTATTTTTTGCATACCCTTGCCCTGCATCTTCTGCTTTTGGTCAAGTGTATCTTTTGTACGGGACTGCAGGTCGGCAAGCCCGCCCGCTTGTTCTTGTTTTACTAGTTCTAGGGCTTCCGCTTCACGCTGCTCGGCAATAGTCCCCGGTTGCTGCGACTGCTCAAGCTGCATAGCCGCCGCTACTTCTTTCTTTTCGCGGGTCAATTTCTGCAGGGCTAGCAGGTCCAGAAGCTCTTTGCTCTGTCCATAACGTTTCTGCAGTTGCGCTGGATTACCTCGGTAGGTATCCATGCGTTGTTCTACTTGAGCGTCTAACCCACCATCACCTAAAGCCATTATTGCGCTCCTATTTTCCTGAATTAGCGGCTACTGGGGCTGTACTAGAACTGCCGCCGCCAAAGATAGTATCATATAACGATCCAAGCCCACCTGTGCCCGACAAAATTTCAGACAGTTGGCTGGGTTGTGCGTAATTTACAGACTGCGCCTCAATAGGTAGCCCCTGCAATAGCGACTGCATATACTGCACCTGCTTGTACGGAAAATCGCGCTCTTCCTCGAATTGCAAACGATCTGCTTGTACGCCTTCAGATTCGATACCCCGTTGCACACTACCCATATCCGCAAGCCCTTGTAGGCCAGTGCTGCCGTATAAGTTGATACTGTCTTGATTTTGTGCAGCGCGTCCGCGTTCGGTGTTAAACTGGTTCAAGCCTTGACTGTACGCGTCGGCGTACCCTTGGCCGGTAATACCCGCTAGGTTTCTTTGTAGGTTACCTTGGTTTTCTGCGTCCATAACAGCTTGACGTGACCCACCAAATGACCCAGCGCGTGTCATACGTGACGCATTATTAACGCGGTCAATCTCAGACTGCCTACGCGCCGCTGCAATTTGTGGGTCTAGCGAGGCTTGCAAGTAGGGGTTCATGTACTGCTGTGCGATATCCCCAGTAAATGTCTGGTCTTGATACCCACTAACGCCCATCTGGTCTGTTGGAAGCGCAAGTCCGCCGATACCTTCAAACGCTTGGGTTTGTAAATTTGATTCCCCCGCAGTTAACGGCCCCATATAAGCGTCGTAACCTTGTTCACCCAGCGCTTTACCTTGGCCTAGCATGTCGGTGACGTATTCACCTGCCCAGTTAGATAGGTTAGATTCTTTACCCGTTACGTTGCCGACGATACTACTATTACCATCCATAGTGTCCTGTGTAGCCGTAGAAGCTATTGGTGTTGGTGCAAGTGCCATAATCTACCTCACGCTGGTAAGAATTTTTTAGGGTCAATTTCTTTACCCTGTTTTTCGTTCCCCGTACGAACTTTACGTACGCGGCTCATCATTTCTTTTAATACTTTCGCGCCTGCATCGGAGTTACCGTTGCCGAGGTGACTTACTACATCAGCAGGGATAACGAACTCGCCGTCACTCAACCGCGCTTCTTGCTCACCTTCGATAGACGCAGGTATTTTATCAGCCATACCGTCTGTTGCGCCAGCTAGATACTGACCTTTTTTAAGCTGTGCTATACCGCCAGCAGCCATATTCTGTGAGGGGATAGCTGTTTCTATAGGGTTTAAAGGTACTCTTGGACCTCCGGGGCGTCTTTGCTGCGCGGGGTTTGCTGCGTTCAGAGCTTGTAGACCTTGAGCAGACATCGGCGCGGCAGGGGCTGCACCCGCAGGCTGGAATTGCGTGTCTGTAAAATACCGCTGTCCGCCGCTCCCTGCACGCCTATTGGGGTCATACGTGCCCTGCACTACATCGCGCTGTGCTGTGTAGTTAGGAATACTACCTTGGTAACCTGTTTTTTGTATATCGGCATCAAAAAGACCTGATTGGTCCAACGCGTATGAACCACCAGCGGTAACAAGTCCTCGGAGCAAGTCAGTGTTCCCATCGGACCCTGTAAAATTTTTAATTAAACCATCTAACCAGCTTGCCATTACAATTCTCCAAGTAATCTTAGTAGTCTACCATTTTCGTCTTCAACTTGTCCACCCTGTGCAAGGTTACCAGCACCTGTTGGACCACGCTTTGTGCCGTACGGACTTCCAAACAGCCCCGCTTGTTCCTCCGTAGCGAATATGTTGTCCCCGCTAATATCGTACAGGTAATCTATCTGTGCCTTATCTCCCGGTGTAGTCACTACTTGCCGTCCACCTATATCGTTAGCCCCTGCTAGCATTTCAGCAAGTTGATTTACATTCTGCTGTTTGTTGTTTCTATCCATTTGCATAACAAAATCTTGGTTCATGTCTTGGTTCATGTCGGCAGCGGCGTCCAACGTAGCCTGCGTATTTTGGTCCGCCTGCAAGTAAAGACCTGTGGCTGGATTAAACATAGACGTATCCGCAAGGGGAGTGTCAGTAGTACCCTGTAGTGTATCGGTTAACAGGTTTTGGTCTAGTATGTCAACGATACCGTCTCCAGTAACATCATACTGCGCTGTTAACTCCGCGTTGACATTCCCCTGCGCTATTGCATCAATTACAAAGTCAACGTCTGTTTCTGTAACATTACGCGCAGGTTTACCAACAAACTTCGCTACCTCATCAAGGTCTAACCCTAAAGCAGATAAGTCATTACTCAGTGCATCTACATCGCCAGTAAGCCCCGCCACATCACCCGTAAGCCCCGCCACATCACCAGTAAGTTCTGCCACTGTGTCGTCAACAACACCTTGCACCTCTTCAGTGCTAATATTTTCAAGCCCTGCTAAAGCATCTGATATAGCGG